TAGTTGGCAACGTCGATATGCTCACCGCGAGAGAGACGGTCAGCAATCTCTGGCGTGGTAAACGCTTTGGCGCGTGCCGGATCTTCATTGAGGAAGCCAGCCAGCGCGGACACCTGATCGCTCTTTTCGATGGCGTCGAAGCTCTTGCCGAAGTTTTTCTCCGAGTACTCCGAAAGTGCCCGGTAGATGTCGGGTGCGGCCTTCATCGAAGCTGCAATGTTTGAGTGCTCGAGGATGACTCGTGCCAAGCCAGCAGTCTCATCCGCTCCCGGCGCCAGGGGTTCGCCTGTACCTTCGTTGCGGTTCATCCAGCGCGTGACGGCTGGCCTCGAAGCTTCGACCATATCGGCGTGACGGCGATACGCATCGTAGGCTGGCGTCGCTTTGAAGGCGTCCCACTTCTCCGGCTGCTCGCGCTCAAACTTCGATGCAACCTCGCGCTGGCGATCAAGCGGCAAGCTCGAGAATGAGGCCCCAGCGTTCTCTTCGGCATACTCCTGCACTGGCCGCTCCAGTTCGGAAGCAGTCTGAATTTCGACCGATCCTGGAGCGGTGCGCTTGTCCACCACTTTGACGCCACCCTCCATCGGCTCGGGACTGGGAGCGTGGACGGGTTCCGTTTCCTTTTCGGTCGTCTTGACCAATCCTCGATCACCACGGGTGTTGCGTCGCTGATCGTTGACACCGAATCCGCGCTCTTCAGCGGCCGGGGTAATCTCGTCGGCCTTAGCAGCCTGATACTGTGTGCGTCGCTGGGCTTCTTCGTTGGCTTTGACTTTAGCCTCAGCCGCCGCCTGCGCCTGCTTGTACTGCTCCGCCGCCCGCTGACGCTGTAATTCTTGGCCTAGAACAGTTTTGGCCGCCTGCAATCTGGCGGAGTTGGCTTTTGCTCGGTCGTTCATCCACTCGATATCAGCCTGAGCGTCGCCGCGAGTCTGCGACTTGCGAATCTTGTCCGTCTCCTGGTCCACGCGCTTGCGAAACCCTGGACTTTGATCCTCTACTGAGGAGTAGAGTGTATGCGCCTTCTCGGGGTCGGTAAGCTGTTTAAATGGCTTCTTATAGAGGTCCTTCGCTTTATCGTTGAGTCGAGCGGTATTCTCGCCGCCCTCGGCGATCTTGCCACCAACGTGCGGAACGACGATCATGGCGACGTTTGCCGCCATCTCGCCCCAAGCTTCGTTTTCTCCGGCATCGTCCCCACGCTGACGAGCTTCGTGGATCTGGTGCGCGGTATCGACGATACCCTCGCCCATAGTCGGCATCATCGCCAAACCAACGGCGTGCATCGCGGACGCAACATACTCGCCACCCTTGACCACCGCAGCGCCCGGAGCGGCCATCATCGCGACTTGTGTGGGCGACGTCATCCCAGATACAGCGCGGGATGCTCCCTTCGAAAGTTGCCCCAGCTTCGTCTTCGGGTTGACTGGGAATAGCTCTTCCACCGCTACGAGCGGGTGGTTGACAAAGTTGCGAAATGCCGCGGTATAATCGCCGGTAACCTGCGCAGCCTGCTTCGCTTCACTAACAGCGCCGCTGGCTCCGGAGTAGCCCACCGTGTTCTTTACACGCTCCCACCATGTCGGGTTATAGGCGCTGATCGACGCAGTCGGAGCTTCAGTTTTCGGTTTCTCGGCAGGCTTGTCGAATGAACCGACGACAGCGCCGGCTGGAAGACCCTTGATCTTCGGCGCGTCGGTGTGCTTTGGTTTAGGCTGCGGCTTTGAGAATGAGCCGACAACGGCTCCCGGTGGAAGTCCCTTCACTGCGGGCGGGTTTACTTGCTCGTCTGCCATGTACGCCAATCATAATCGGAAGCTTGTACTACAGCGCTTGAAATTCTCCGTTGACCGCCCATCCGATCAAATGCTGCTTGTCGTCGTACACGGGGGCAGATGCGCCCTTCGGCGGCTTGTGCCCCTGCACCTCCGGCAGCCCGCCGTCTTCGTGCTTGGCGGTCTCCGTTTTGGGGTTCTCCGGGGGCTTAGCATCGGTATGAGCGTAAGGCTTCATGCGGCCAAGCACTACCTTACGATCCTCCGGTGATATCCCCCCGCCCACCTTGGGGTCGTTGAGAACATCTTTGATCTGCTGCTGCAGATCCATCTCAAACTTTTGAGCCGGTTTCTTGTCGAGGTTTCCCGAGTATTTCCCGTTTTTATCCGGTTGTCCAAGGTATTTACCGTACGACCGCATCCCGTCGCCGTCACGCGGAACGAAGTTGGCGAGCTTGTCGCTGAAGTCTTTGTCGTCGCGGTACTGAGGAAGCGACTGCAGGCGCTCGATCGCCGAACTGAGCACCTTGTTGTCAAACTGAACTGGCTCCTGAGTCGCGCTGTACGACTGACCCTCGTCATCCGAGATCGACTTCTTGATCGCCATCTTATCAGCTTCACGATCAAGCTTGTCGTCATCCCAACCGGGGTTATGTTCTTTCAGATACGAGCGTGCCTGACCATACGCTTTTTCGTAGCGATTAGATCCGGTGCCGCTACCGCCGCGGCCACCGCCGCTCCTCCCCTTAGCTGCGTACTCCTTCTGTGGTCCGCGCAGTTGCTTGTACGTTCCATCCCCATTGTCCATGAGGATTTCACCCTCGCGGGTGACCGTCAGCTTTGTCTTCGGCCCGGTAGGGACCTTGTTGAGTTCGAGGATCTGTTTGTCTTGGTCGGTGAGCTTGTAGTTTGGGTCTTTTTCCAAACGCCCAAAAACATCATCGAGAGCGCGCTTCGCCTCGTCCCCTGGCTTTTCCGCCACAGGCTTCGCGACGGGCGCGATACGCTCTTCGAGAGACGTGAGCCGCGTGTTCTGATCTGCCGTGCGCTGGCCTGCCGGAATCTGCAAAAGCTTGTCACGCTCGGCCACCGCCTGTTGATGGCTGAGGTCGTTCTGATCTTTGAGTGTCTTCGCCTGTACCGAGGGATCGGCTGCGCGCTGCTGCGCCTGCCGCTGTCCCATCGCAATCTGCCCGTAAACTGGTGGGCCAGCCTTCTGACTGAGTTCGAATAATGCCTGCGTCTTGACGTGCGGGTCAGGACTATTCAGCCGGTTCATCAGGGGCTCCTGAGCGGCCTGCTGCGCCTTCTTTCCACCCTTACCCTTTTGCTCTTGGACAATGAACGGACGCCGGAAGTCTTGCAACGCTCCCCAGCTACCATCCACCGCATTCTTGGCCGAGACGTACTCGGGACTCTTTGGGTCAACTCCGGCCTGACTAAGTTGGAAGAGCCGCGTCGCATCCTGATTGTAGGACGCCTGGAGGTTGTCGTCCTTCTTTTTGAACTTCATCACGTCGGCGGCTTGCTTGTACGCACGACCGGCCATGACGCCGCGCAGCAGCCCGTCCGCAATGGTTGCGATCGCGCCCGAGTGCTTTACCGCTCCATTGGCTTCTGGAGCCTGTGTCGGGATAGGAGATGGCATCGCCACCGGAGACACGTCCGGCAACACTGGAGCCTGATAGGGGGTTGAGGTGGTTGGATCATAAGCTTGCGGCACTCAGTCCTCCTAGAAAGTCGGCGTGGGATTCCATGCCGAGAAATCAATAGTAGCTGGATTATATGGTGCGCTACTAAGTCCCATCGGATTACCCGCTCCAAAGTTGAGGCCAAGAGGGTCGGCGCCCGCGTTAGGATTGGACGGAGGTGGAGCGTTAGGGGGTGTCATATAAACGCTGCGCCCACTGTGGCAGCATCCGTGCCCAGCGACGTCAGCGCACCGAGTTGGGCACCTTTTTGCTGGATCTGCTGCTGACCCAAAGCTCCAAGACCCGAGTTTGCACTGTTGTAGCCCGAGATGCCGGTTCCGGCTGCAGCGGTGGATTCTCCCACCCCTTGACCGGATAGCTGCGCGAGTGCGTTGAAGGAATTCAGATAGCTTCCAGAAGCGGCCTTGCCTACCTCTGCGCCCTGATTGACGTCAACCTGCTCGAGTGCAAGATTTTTTTCACCGCCAGCCGGGCCTGTGCGCAGGATGTTAGCCTTCGCCTGGTCCGATGCCGTTTGAATCTGCTGCGTTGCTGGAGCGATCGCCGTGGCGATCTTGCCTGGGTCACCTGTCGCGATTGTGGAGTAGAAATTTTCTGCAGACTGGAATCCGGGAAACGCCGCCTGGTAAAGCTGATCTGCGTTACCGGCCTGCTGCTGAGCGATTGCCGTTAGAGCGTTAGAGTTGGATAGTTCGCCCGCTTGCACTGCTGGAGAGAGGCCGCTGGATTTTCCCGTATCGCTACCGCTCCTTCCCCAAAACGCAGTCTTCCCTGCATCCTAGAGGCAGAACAGATAATCATCAAGGGATGTGCAAGCTATTTTCTCGGCTGAGAATCCTGTTGCGAGACGTAGTGGCCGGATCGACAAAGGCAACAACCGCTTTGGGATGCCGAGCCTGTAGAATCGCCCTCTGCTTTTCGAGTCCCACGGGGTCTCCGGCCAGCACTACCGACTCCTGAACTGGGGTTCCATTAGGGAGAATTGCCTGAAGCACGACGACGTACTTGTCCCTGATTTGATCCTTCGTGTAGATGTGGCCCAATAGACTGCCATGCCGACCGTGTAGCGCCTCTTTGGCGATGGTCGCCGCCGATATTTTCGAGGGTCTAAAGATGTACGTTCCCGCGCCGCGCCCTCCAACTTCAACAGATTCCATGCCTTCAGGAATAGCTGGCGTGTAGCGGGAGCGCGCTGGGAGCATAACCACGTCGATGCTGCCCGAACGCAGTGAGTCCATCTGCGCATCTATCGTGGCAACGGACTCCTCGACGACCGGCTCTTCGGACGAGCCAACAAGGAGTTCCGAGTCTACTTTTTTTGGGAATAGGCCTCGATTAGAACTTTCTCGACATAGGCTTCGAAGTCTTCGCGGAGGAGGCAGGACGTTACGCAGGGCACGAGAACGCCTTTTTTCATCTCCCATCGAGGGTGAAATCCGGTGTCTTTGAAGCCGAAACGTGTCAGAAAGTGCTTTGTCTGGTGGTTGTCCTCATAGCGGATGCCGTGTACCACCTCGAGCTTGAGTTCTTGAAACATGAAAGCCAGACCCAGCAGCCCCAGCGCCTCAGCGTCAACCGACCCCCAGTACTCGCGAAAGAAGGCATACCCCGCCATGATACCTTTGCCGCCGGCCACGGTCACAGTCCGGAAGATAATGCCAGCCGGCGTGAACTCCTCACCGTCCCACCGGCCCATAATAACCAGCGGCGTCTTGCTTAGGTAGGAGGTGATTGAGTCCCATGAGATGTCCATGCCGAAAAACAGCGATTCGAGTATCCCCGTGCCATTTGGGTTGCGATTCGAGTAGCGATCGCCCTTCAGCTTTTGATAGATGAGCCCCAGATAGCCTTCAGGGAAATCCGTGCGCAGATAGCCCCGCGCATGGAGATCCCCGACCCTATACTTGTCTTCGGTGAAAGCGTCGAGTATCGACATTTACATCCTCATGAAGATCATTGCGCTGATCGAACCAAAGATGAAAAGTACTACCGCCGAAACGCCCAGCGCCCACGTCAGGCAGTAACGATTGAGCGTGTATGTGCTCCGCCCCGGCGATCCATCACGCGGGTAGCGCGAATGCAGGTAACTCTCATACGAGAGGGTTAGCCATAGGTTATAAAGCAGCGCGTAGATGGATGCCGACAGCAAAAATACCGTCGACATGCCATCGCCAAACCTGGAAAACAGGAGGCTCCCAGCCATGCCGAAACCGAAGATCATCCACGCGATCTTGGCATACCGATCGTAGATGAAGCTAAAGGTTCCGTGCGACGTGTCGAAGTCGAACTCGAACCTCACGTTCGGGAAGCTGACCCGAGCAATCAGGAAGGCCATTAAAAATGGCGTCAGGACGATCGCGAGGGTTGTCATCATCCCCGTGGCACCATCTGCGGACGCTGCCCTTGCTGCGGTACGGCGAGTCCGCTCTCGCCCTTCCAGCCAGCTTCGGCCGCCGTGACGTGACCGATCGCGTTGGCGGTCGAAATCGCCTTCGGATTGTTGATCTCGGTCAATCCTTCAAGCAGCATGGCTCCGAAGGACTTGTTGAGAAAAACCTTGATGTCGTGCAGGGCGTTTGCCAGTTGGCTTTCGGTGGGTGCTCCACGGAAACTGATCGCTTCCAGTTTGATATCTTTGAACTCGGTCTCTGCCATGTTTCTCCTCGTCGTGATGCTTGCATGAATGTACAACATGCTTGCATGCTCGGCAAGGATTTTTAGTGTGCCACCGCCATGGTCGGTTGTCGCCGCTGTCGGCCGGCCAGTTCGAAGTCCCTCTCATCCTCTGAGAGCCTCCGAACTTTGTGCTCGTCAAGCGCGTGGTCTTCGATCCATAAGTCGAAGCAGGTTTGACACATCAACGTGTCGTCGGCCTTCCAGACCGGCTTACCCGCCACCTGCCTGCCCTTCAGTTTTTTACATCTCTTACCGGCACAGTCACTCATGGATTCAGTTCTCCTATCGCGTAGCTCGCCCCTTCGGCAACCGCCTTGAATTCAACTCTCGGGTTTGCCCAGTCTTGGTAGGGCGCCGTGCTCGTGCCGATCATGCGGAAGGTGCGCAGGATGACCGCCGAATTCACGCCGTCATTCTGGCCAAACCTCACGCGCACCACTGCCCGATTTGGAGCCGCAGGCAAGGTGAAGGTGTAATACGGTACATCGCTCCCATCCGCGTAGAGGTTGTAGATAATCGGCGCGGTCGACTGGTAATCGAAGTAGCCCTGCTTCACCAGCTTCGAGGCATCCGTCCCAAACTTGATCCAATACGTATCGCGGCTGGTCCGATAGCCTGCGAGCACCGCGACGTAGATATTCTCCTGATAGAGAACCGGCGCGTTGAACACGTTCATGGTGTGCTGAATGCTCATCGAGTACGCTTGCTGCCCGTCGCCATCGTTGATCTGGAGTTGATTCTTTTGGCGCACGCCCTCAGTGTTGAAGGTGTCCAGAACAAGCGATACCGGAGGCTCCGTGTCGAAGAGCAGCGTCGTCGCCATATCCTGACTCGCGGTACTTGCATCGGTCTCAAGCACGTTGAACTGGTTTGGGAAGTGAGAGCTTCCGCGATACGGCGTTTGAATGTCCAGGGCGATCGGCAGGGTCGTTAGCTGTGTGCCAGCCCACCCGCCATCGTCAGAGTCGCCTACACCCTCCTGCACAATGACGTAGTTGGCTGACGTACCCAACTGCTTCGCCGTCAGCAAAAGGTTGGTGTCCTGCTCCCAGAGCATCGCAGTTGCCGGGATATCGTCATCGCGGAACCGGTTGTAGCTTGTGTTGTAGATGAGGCGATACCGCTGGCCGCTGTTATTCAGGCTGACATACGACAAGTAGACATCGTTGTTCCAGAACGCCATAACCACCTGCGAAAGCTGTGTGGTGTCGACAAGCGGAATCGGCGTCACCTGCGTAGCCGATGGGAGACGATAGAGCCACTCCACCTCCAGCGTCATGTACGTGCCTTCAGACCCACGGAAGAGTCTTTGACCATCCGCTGCCTGATACCAGATGCCACCCTCGGCCTGCGTCCAGCCCTTGTTGGCCACGATGCCGTGGATTGACCCAGTGGGCTGCCATCCCGGCGTTGCACCCCCTGTGATGACGTACCACGATAGCTGAGTACCTACGTAGAGCGTCCCGCGCCAGTTGACGACCGCATTGATGATGTCGCTGGAGCTTCCAACCTCGAGATAGTCCTCCGGCCCAAAGTTCTCCGGATATCCTGGCTTAGAGTAGTAAAGGAAGTTCGGATTGTTCTTATCGCCCGCCAGCCACACCTGGCCGTAAGCGAACGCGCACTGGTCGCATGGCGTTCTCGGCGTAGAAAATGCATACACTGGTTCGCCTGCGTTGTGCTGAAGCCTCAGTATCCCGGTGAACGATCCTGTACCACCCGTGATGACCTGAATCTCTTCAAGGTTCACCGCGTTGCCAATAACGACGGTTTGATTTGCAACGAAGACTGCCGACGCTTGCGCGACACTGATGAGTTGCGGGACGAAGGCGCTGTAGAGAGAGCTTCCCGGCGAACTTGTCGGCAACGATAGCGTCGTCGCGATCGGGTCTTCGAGTGAGCTCGTCACCGGGGGGTCGTTATCCAGAATGAGTCCCGGCGCTTGCGCCAGAGCCGCGTCGGGGATGACGTCCTTGTAGCTGAATGGATTGAACCTCGCGACAGCGTTGATTACGTTCGGGATTTGGTCAATATTGAGCCAGTTGTTTGGGTAGATACCGCCGCGGCGGTAGATGCGGACGTGAGTCACCTGCGGGTCATTTGAGTAAAATCCGTTGACCTGCGCGGCCTGACGCAAAAAGAAGGGTGCCGCTAGCGACGCGAGGTAGCCGAACTGTGTATTGAACTCCTGCTCCGGAGTTCCGTTCGACTCAGTGCCGGTGTTCGCGTCGTAGTATGTGGCCCGATAGTCGTATCCTGTCCCCCCGAAAGAGCTTGGCCCGTAGCCCCACTGGAAATAGAGGCCGTTGCATGCGACCGTCGACGAGCCAACCGTGTTGGTGGTGATAACGAGTTGCCATCCAGTGACCGCTGTCCAGTCAGAGCCAGACTCTCCGGCGTTCCCAATCGGCGTGAAATCCCCCCTGCGCAGATAGATCGTTTGCCACGACCCCTGACCAGTCGAGATGTTGCCAGGCTGCAACTGCGCTGTCGTTGAGTTAGGCACTTGCCCCGTCAGGAGTCCGAGGGTATCGGCGAAAATCTGCTGCTCAGTCGTGGTGTAGGCATCCTGGAGCTGCTGAACCCCTGCCTGATAGAAAACTGGCGAGATATCCTTGTAGTAGTAGGCCGAGGTATAGCCCGATCCGTTGACGTCAAACTGGATGCGGATATTTGAGATTGCCGCTGGATCGCCCACTGCGAGCGTGAGCACAATGAGGTCATCATCGGTCGCCTGATTATTGATGTTTAAATTGATTGGAACGGTAACACCAACCGTCGCAGTTGTATTCTGCGCAACCGTGCCAACGAACGAGCCAACCTGAAACGCCGTCTCTGTGGTCGGCACCTGCTGATAGAAGCCCCATGCCGACATCTGCGGCGGGTAGGGATTCGAATATTCTGCCGTCAAAACGCATGTATTCGGTGCGGCTGCTCCGCCGTTGAGGGTTCCGCCCGTCGCGCTCAGCAGTGCGCCTGACTTGTAGGGAACCGTTAGCGTGGTCGCGCTCGAAACGGTAGCTGTATAGAACCCATCCAACAGATCGTTTGAGCTTCCATAGATGGAGATGCTGGTGGTGCCCGTCAGTCCATGCGGCTCCTGTGTCGTAATCAGGAGTGCGGTGTACATGCCAAACGCAAATCCACTGGTCACGATCGACGAGATTGGCACTTGCACAACAGTGTTCGTATTAAGGACGCTCAGCATCCCGTTGGTGATCTGATTGAAGACGTCGGGTGCGGTGATGACCGCGTTGATGTCGAAGGTAGTCGCAGTGCCGCCAACTGTCCCGGCTGTGGCGATAACCGACATCGTCGACCTGATCTGGAGGGTGTCGATATTGCTGAGTCCGGGGATATTGAGGCTGGGGCTGCCGCCAATCTGTTGATTGGAGCTACCGGTCTGGCTGAAGAAGTTAGTCCATGTCACACCAGAGTTGATGGAATAGTCGAGTGAAATTGTGCGCGAGCCGGAATTGCCGGGGATCCCACCAGTGGGAACGTTGACGAACATCGACAGCGATACGGTCTCAGTCCCGGTAACCGGAGCGGACGCGAAGCCGGAGTAAATCTGCACGTTGCTTGTCGAGCCTGGAGCTGTAACGCTCGCGTTGTTCGCGCCTCCGGCAATCGAGAAGGTGCCTGCCCCAAATGGCTGCACTCCAAAAAAGTCGGTGAAATCGGTGACGGTCTGGCCGGAAGAGGCTTGCAGCTTGGTCACCGCGCTATAGGCCCATCCGCCCGAGAATCCGCTCGTGGTGTAGGCGTTGCCAGGGGCAAAGTTATCGATCAGGGTTAGCAGGGGCGAGTAGGGTACAGTGTTGAGCGTGTACGGCGAGGAATCAATTCCGGTAAGTTCCGGCGTTCCAGTACCGGAGTCCTTGATTGAAGTGTTGGCGTCGTAGATGAAGAGGTAAGGGAGGCTCGACTCGAAGGTGCTGCCATCCAGCCAGCCAAACGGAGACCCTGATAGGCCAGTGAAGATGTTGGTGTACTGCCCCTGCGTATTGCCAGTCCTTCGATAGAGGTTGCCTTCGGAGTCGCCTGCATAGCGATATGCATTCGTCTTGTAAGTCAGGCGCGCCAGCGTGGTGATCGGGTCAGGGAAGAAGTAATTACTGGTCCCCACGCCAACCGGGTCGCGGTTGATGATCTGGGTGCCATAGCGCGAAGACATGGAGTTCTCGGCGCGCTCGTACGCATTCATTAGATTCAGAAAAGTTCCCGGCGGGCATTCGTCAGTGACAGCGCGGGCTATAATCCCCTTGCTCTCGTACACCATCTCTACTGGTTTGTATTGAGTGTCCTGGCTCATTCGAAGGTCACCACCTGGCCTTTGAAACTATGAGCGACGTTTGTCATTAGGTCGATGTGCTGCTTCCGCGCCAAAGCCTCCGCGTGACGCTCTTTCAGCCACTTCGACATCGCTGCCTTTATGCTCTCCGGCGTTCGCGGCCCATCGCCGTGGTAGGTACGAAACAACGCGTGCGGCCAGAGTCCATGAGTTTCTTCAGGGCCAAAGGTGTCGCCATCCCTTACGCGAAACGTGACCTGAAAGTGTCCGGTCATACCGTCGACGTCCGACTTCACGATCTGGATGGCCATGGCAACCTCATTCTAATCTACAATCTGGCGACGATACGATTCCCGTTATTCTGCGCGGCGGGCACGGTAGCTCCGGCGGCACTCTGCGTCGTCACCACGCCGCCGGCGTTGATGACGACGACCGCGATCAGCACTTGCCCGTCTACGTTAGCTGCAAGACGATTCTGTTGGCTATCGCTGCTAAAGGGTCCTGAAACCGCTAAGGTGTGGCTTGGATTCTTGAGGTACACGTAGTAACACCCGCCTGTTGAAGCCGCGCCTCCGGTAGTTGTCCCATCGGCAAAACCGGGCTGGGCCCACGTCAGCGTCGTACCTGAAGCGCTAATAAGTTCGAAGGTTCCATCAAACGACGAGTCCAGCGCACCCAGTTCATAGATCGACTCACCCGCCGACAGTCCAGTAAATACGCCTGTGGCCGTGACTACGCCCGATGTCCGCGTCATCGACGTAATCGCCTGTGAGCTTGGTAATGGAACCGTGTCGGAGAACGTGCCGTAAGGGACGATCGAGCCATCGACATAGAGGTGGAAGCCTGCGCTGATAGTGAAAGTTACTGATCCACCTGATGGTGCTCCAGCCGAGACAATCGAGGTATTGGTGGTCGGTGCGGTGTTGGTCACGCCATTGAGGAAGGTGCTGTAGCTCTCCTGCTGTGTCTTCGAATTGAGCGCCCGATACGTCTTGAGGCCAGGACCAGTTTTTGTCCCAGCCTCAAGTTGAGGAGCAAGAGCCTGCGCAGAGTAGTTTTTCTCGGCATGACCCTTGCTGATGGCGTCAGTCGGAGATTGTGGCTCCCCAACCCCGCTCACCGTCGCACCTTGCATGTCGATTCCCGCTGGCAGCGCAGTCTTTCCGGCTGATCCGTTGCCTGCGTTGATCGCATTGGCGAACTGCTGCATCACCGTGTTGAAGTACCCCATATTGGGGTCGTCAAAATCTGCCTTGGTGAAGTTGCTGAATTGAACAGGGGCAGGCTTGTTAGCCATTAGCGCCTCCCGCTCTTCATCGCCAGCATATTGTCGATGTACCGGTTGGTCGTATCCACCCCACGGTCGAACCTCCCTTTGCAGTAGTTCGCAAGCATCGGCTGAATGCGAACGCCTTCCTTGGTAAACATGTACTCCATCGTTTTGTAGATGACGTAGTGGAGGCAGACGTCGGGGACAAGGAAGCCATCGGTCAGCAGCAGGGTGTCGGAGTCCCGAGTGGCGGTCAGGATCTCAATCGGGAAGTTGCTCGACGGTGGCGCGTTAAGTCCAAACTGGTAGAGTCCGGAGCGATCTTCGAAAAAAGCAGTGGGGTTGTTCGCGTAGTCGTTTCGCCAGTTCCGGTTCTGCATAGTGAGTTCAGCCATCGTGATCTCGTACAGCCGGACCCAGTAGTAAATGAGCGCCGTGTCAGTGGTCGAATCGGGGCCAATCTGGTTGTAGGTAAACGTTGTGGAGTTGATAACGCTGGCAACCTGAAAGACTCCGGTAAACGACGTGTCGGCAAAGGTACTTCCGCCGTACCCGCCCTCGCCGAATCCGCCTTCGCCATAGCCCTCGCCTGACGAACTGGGCGCCACGTAGACGAAGAAGGTGCTGCCGACGACCAGTACGCTTGGGTCGTTCGTTACCGCGGTCACTACGCCGCCCGTGCGAGTCAGCGATACCGTTGGGATGTAAACGGTGGAGATGGCGACGCGGTCGATTTGGGTTGCCGTGTCGGGCAGTGATTGAAAGATGTTTCCGTAGAGCGCGTTCTGCTCGTAGATGGTGTAGAAGGCTGGCACCTTCGACAGAAACTCGTTTTGAGCTCGCGCCAGATAATCAAGTATCTCCGCCTGGGTGAAGTACGGGTCGGTCGGCTGCTGCGATGGAAAGGTTGCTGCAGTAACCGTCTCGCCCGATGCGTGGCCAAAACCGAAGTTTGCCTGAATCTCGTTGGTCTCCGGGTTGGCGGTTACGACCGTGATGATTTCGAGGTCGGCGCCGGTTCCCACCACAAGCATCGCGCCAGCGTAGACGGCGTTGTCGAAAGAGGCTAAAGGTACGGTTTGCAGTCCGGTGGATACGTCCGCGGCCAGGGTGGTGCTGACGTAGTTTTCACACAGTCGGAGACTGATTTCGATGAGGACGTCGTTTGCAGTTCTGTACCCGACGCCCGTCGTTGCCATCGAAATTATCTCCCGTCGCCTAGCTTACACCGACGCCAGTTCTTCGGTCTCCACCTTTGCAGGCTCCGGCTTCATCCCGTACTTTGCCATGGTCTCAACCTTCTCTGTAACGCCCATCGTATCCCAGATTCTCCACGCAAAACCCTTCGGCTTCTTCAGTGTGGTGAGGTCGATGGATTTCGGATCTACAACGACTACGGCCTTGGAGTTCATCTCCTCGATCGCGAGTTGAAGACCAGATTTTTCAACCAGTCCCGGCCCGGCCGTAATTGTGATCTCGCCGCCAAAGACCTCGCCAACGGTCGACTCAGGGGTGAATCCTTGCGACAGACCGATTACGTTAATTTCTACGCCGAGAATTTCCGGTTCCGCCGTGGCGCCGGCAGTGATCTCCTTGAAGAGCTTCTCCGCGTCGTCGTCATCCTCTTCGACCACGGCAACAGTCTCAACTACAGGTGCGTGCTCCTCGTCCCAATTGTCAGGCTTCCGAACGGAGAAGGTTCCGCTTCCGCCACACTTGTCGCAGGTAGACTTCATATCGCCGGCCGCCGCTCCAGCTACCGGGACGGTTGTCTGGCCGGTGCCTGAGCATGCGAGGCATACTGCCACAAAACCTCGGGAGAAACAGTTCTTGCAGCCCATGGGTACGTCTGGATTGGTGCAGTGGCATCTCGATACAACTCCGTGAAAATCGGTTAGTTTCATCCTCGTCACCTTCGTTTGATTGGATTGACCTGCATGGGTGCCCCGGTAGCGCGAGACCAAATGTAAATATCGCGGCGGTCCTGAATCTGCGTCATGCGCGCCGCCTGGTCTAAAAACGATTGGAGCATTTTATTGCTCTCGCTGAATTCATTTCCAGCCTCCTTGAACCGTGCGTAGTGCGCGGCATACTCCTGAAGCGCCGAAAAGAATTGGTCCTCAAACGGCACCGTCTGCGCTCCATCATAAGGCCAAGTCTCGGTCGAAGGGTACTGAATTCCAGTGAGGAGCACTGTTTGGCCCGTGTAGACCGAGGGATGCACCACAAACATATTGAAGCCGAGCGGAGCCCAATGCTCGATGACATCGCCCATATCCTGCTCCCAGTCCGATCCCCATGAGTTTTGGAGATAGTCGAGGTCTTCAAGCGTATACTTCCACGCCTCCGAAGCCGCACCTTGAACGTTGGTGATGCAGAGCATCCCTTTGGGGACGAGTTGCCACGGGGTATTCGGCACGATCGAGAATGGCTGGCTGACGATCTGCGTTGGTCGTCCCACCAGAAGCATCAGTTCGTTGCATGCCTCGACCAGGCCGGGGTAAATTTCGGTCGCGAGCTTCCAGAATACGCCTGGCCCCACGGGCTCCTCTAAACGATTCTGAACGTCGGCCGCGAGTGAAGCGATGGTTGCCATAATTTTAGCGGGACGCCGCGCTACCTATCGTAACAGCCCTGCCTGATACGTTGAGAGGTGGCGATATGGTGACCGCATAACAATCTGAAGCGTTGAATGCAGTATTCGGCGTCGTGCCACTACCGTCTGGAGTTCCACTCATCGTGTTCAGATAGCAGTCCATCGCCGGGATGCTGTTGACCATGCCACCCAGCGCCATCGCTGAGGTTCCGCCTGCGCACTGGCTGTTATTGACCACCAAATAACCGTTATAGGTTCCGCTCGTACAGACCAGCAGGTTTCCACCGGTCACGTCGGGGCCGATCAACGGCCAAGGCTTTGCGGCTGGGATAAATGATGGTTTCGATGAGAATGCAAACGATGCAGGCATTGCGCTCTGACCTGCTCCGGTGTCACCCAGGGTCGGGACTGCACTCTGATAGGTTCCGATTGCTGTGGGAATCTCAGAGGTAGAGGAGCAGGTCGTAGACCAGCCGGTATCGGATGAGTTGCCGCACCATCTGACCGCGTTCGTCTTAGCATCCCAGTTGCCCCACCGTAGAAGGGTTGAGGCCACACTTGGAGCGGTCGTGTCGTTGGTTACGCCATCGCCCCAGCCGAGGTCGTATATTTCACCGGTGGTATTAGATGTAGTGTCGGTACCCTGATACACCGAAGCGAATCCCGGCTTCCCGATTACGTTGCCCACGATGCTCAGCGCACGGTTATAGCTTAGTGCAGCAAAAGCCCAGTTCCAGAAACCGTCATTATTCGCATTTGCCGAGCCAGCAGACCACCCATAAACCTGATTGCGGAAGTAGGTAGACATACCGCCAGAGCCGTGTACGTCGTCGGACTTGTAGCCGGGGGTTATATTGCCTTCCCAGAGAACGTCCATCACTCCGGGATTGTGGTTTGTAGTCGTTAGCCCTAGAGGCCCACCGGGTGTTGTATTCGGTGCGCCTGAAGGTGAATTGCACTGCGTCCCGTTCTGGCAGAACAGGTCGAGAATGTCGTAGTTGTAGGCCCTGACCGTTCCCGTATCCAGTTGGGTCATCTGTGGCGAGGAAACCTGCTGGTAGATGTTGTTGACGATCAGATTGTCCGAGGTCAGAAAGCTCTCATGCCCGTAACTTGAACTGAGCGCGTTCTTGGTGCCCCAAGCATAGTTGTTCATAATCGTGATGTGCGCAGCGTCGGCAAGCTGGATATGTGATCTTCCGGGTAGGTAAGTCGCTAGTCCAGTAGCCCAATCATTCGCGGAATTGAAGAATGAAATATTGAGCGAACTGGAATTTCCCGTATCCAGGCGGTCATCGATGGTCAGGTTTTCTATTCCGGCGTTCTGCACGGTAGATGAAGGCCACCACGCGCCCGGATTGTTACTGCTAGACCAGTTCTGTCCGTACAATCCGGGTGATATGGTGAAGGTCGATCCTGACGTACACGACGGGGAGCACGCGGTAATCTGCACCATCTGCGCAATACCGTGATCTACTCCGCTAACCACGCGGAACCCATTACCGGGCTGTATGGAGCACGTTGTAGGGTTCGTGTCACAAAAGAACATGTTGCCCGTAGGCGAGGCTACGTTGGCTTGGTCGAGGATGATATATTTGCCGACGCTGAGTCCGTTGCTGCCCACAGAGGTGAGGGTTATATTGGTAGTCCCCTGCGTGAATCCTGCCGTCCAAGTCGCTGCATTCGAGCCACCCGGTTGGACCGTAGACGCACCGGAAAACGTGTTCGAATCCGATGTAAAGCAGACAATGGCTGAACATGCACCACCCGAATACCCGCCCGCAGGGACGACCAAAAGGGTCTGGTTCGCGCCGGAGCCCCTTAGGGTCACATTTGACTTCAGATTGATCGACGCCGTGATGCTATAGGTTCCAGGATTCAGTAACACTACTTCATTCGATGCGCATCCAGTGATCGCTGAGTTGATGTTAGCGGCAGTCACCGACTGCGCAAAGCTTGGTGCTTGGCCAGCCGTTCCCAGGGTTGAGCAGATTGTGCTACGTGTAGGAATACCGCCAACTACACCGGCAGATGTCCAGTCTATAGTGCGGCTTGAATCAATGACTCCGGAGGTTAGTTGCGCTGCGCACGGAAGCGATAGGAGGAGGAAGCAGATAAATTTTCTCATGGCGTCACCGGGTATTCTGCTGCGCCCGACCACTGCACTGCTACACCGTCGATGCAGATCGTGTTTCCGGCATCGCCGTTATCACCACCGAACCCAAAGGCGAAGTTGGTCGGTGATCCGGATTGCGCCGGGTTAGAGGCTTTCTGCTGGGTCGAAAGCAGGTTGCCGAGAGAGTCGTAAATCTCTTGTGTATGCGCCGAGGTTGATACGTTTCCGGTCGATAGCGATCCGCTGCCGAAGGAGTTGATGCCAGTCATGGTCAAATTTGTTCCCACGTTGGACGTCACGATTCCGGTTATGCCGTTCGTCGTCCCGTTGAAGAAACTGACTACGGTATTGGCAGCTAGGCCTAGCGCGGTGGCAGTCGTGATCGTGCACGATCCCGTGACCGCCGTGCAGGATGATGTGCCTGTGGTCGCAACATTATAGCCAACAAACTGCTCGTTGATGTAATACCAGGGGATGATGACCCAGCTTGTCGCCGTACCGCTGCCGTAAGCCTTATGCGAGTTGACTACTAGCGTCGTTCCGGTATCAGACGTGACTTGTGCCAGCATCGCCCCAGACGCTGTGCCAAGGTTGTTGCTGGTTGCAATCTCCACCCAAGTGCCAGCAGCGAGGCCTAATGATGTCGCAGTGGTAAAGGTCAGTGCCCCCGTCCCCACCGTGTTCGAAGTGGTCGAGGAGCCGGTCGTCCACTGGAAGGCCCCGTTGGGGATCGTTCCGCCCAGACTTGTAGCCGGGTTTGCGAAGTCATCATTCCCGTTCAGGTTCAGGTGGGTCTCGACATAGAGCGTCCCGTTGTGGTGCATCAACGAGGAAAAGTCACCGCCGTTATTAGGCCCGAACATCGAATAGAACGTTCCCGTTTCGCCAGCAGCGATGAAGGGCAGATCCCATGCCGCAATCAGCATTACATTAGGGTTGGCCGGGAGCGCCAGCGGCATCACGTATTTCATCTGCGCGGAGAGGTTGGCTGCTGCCGTGATATTCGCCAGCCCTCTCGTGCCGGAGGAGTCGGTGTTCGAGGTTCCAGCAATATTCTTTCCTGTTATCTGTGGTGGCGATTGACATGCCGATAAAATCTCTTGTGTCCCCGGTGTAGTTGCTGGAACTGTAAAATTGCCCGATGCGCCATTCAACTGTCCCGCGCTCACCGCACTCGCTACCGCAATAGGCTGTGTGATTGCCGTACCACTAGTTGAAGTCTCGAAGTTGAAGAACAGATCGAAGGTATTTCCAACTGACGCAGGCAGAAATCCAACTTGGTTCACCGCCGCCACACCCCCCGTAGTCCACGACCATGTTCCGTTGATTGCCGCAGCGGTAGTCTGCACATCATAGGCAAGCCCGTAAGCGGTCGTGTTCGACACATTGAAGTGTGAATTAGTAATGGTATAGGGAGAGGAGACTGTCGGTCCTGCCGTGGCCGAACCATTCGCCCAACTAGTTACGATAAGGTTATTGGCGCTTACCGGAGTCATCGAACCTGCTGCAAGGGTGCTGACACTTGTAGCCGCTCCAGCCTGCGTGAACTGGCCTATGGGAGCCGAGTGAGCCACCCCGGAGAAACAGGCAATGGCGCTCGATGCAAAGGTAGTTCCAGTCCATGTAAAGGTCTCGGAAGCATTTGTGATTAGGTTTGGGGCGTAGTAGACGCGGTTGTTTTCGGTTCCTCCGCCGCAGGTCGTATCGCATTGCAGGTAGGGTCCATACCAGATGTTGCCCGCGAGATCGGCAACCGATCCGGCAGTTCCGTTCGAACCGAAGTCAGAGACCGTCCATATACAGATATTTGCGCCAGTAGTGTTGACCGCGCTCGTAGTGCAGTTTCCTCCGCTCGACGTGTTGTTGCAGGAGGTATTCGCAATCAGGCCGATGCCGGTAACCCCCTGCATATTCACAATGTAGGAGAGCATCTGCGCTCTCGCGGGGAGGCAGAGCGCCAGCAATATGATAAGAACTAGTGGTTTATCCATACGCCAAATCCCGCCCCAAATGCGCTGTAGTGAGTTGAGTCAAGACCTTCGATGCAAAGCGCATCACCTTTTGCACCGCCCGAAACCAGCGTTCCCGTCGTCACCGTTCCGTTAGTTCCCCCATAAGCGATAAAGACGCTGGTGGTTGACGTGATCGTTAGAACACCAGTCTGACCGGGATAATTTGTAAAGCAATACGTCTTTCCTAAAACGGGAGCATCGACGACCCAATTGAAAGCCCCCCCACTATTATTGACGTAAACGCCAGATACTCCCGTCAGCGTTAGCGGTGATCCGCTCGTCGATACTATTGTCGGCGTAATGTTCGTGTAGGCTGTCGTCGCTAGTTTGGTTGAGTTGTCGCCAGCAGTCTGAGTGGTTGCGGTCACGCCGTTGGGTAGAGCTGGCGTTCCCGAAAGGTTGGCCGCAGTTCCAGAGATGCTGCCCGAAGGGATGACGTAATCCGTACCTGCCGTGGCCGCCGAGAGGCTTCCAGCGGCATCCTTTAGTAGTCCGGTCAAAGATGATGGTCCCTGAGTTGTCCCGAGATTGCCCGTCAGTCCAGAGAAGGCTGTAACCGGAGTGATCCACGAACATACGGACTGCGTGACTCCATTGACCGTACCGGGAACCGCAAACGCCATCACCTGCCCCGCTGTCGGGCTGGCTGCACACATCTGCTGAAAGTAGGTTTGCGTGCCAGTAGTGGTGCCAATCCAGCCGTTGTACGCGGTCGGCAAAAGGGTAGTTGGAACCGTACCCGATCCCACGCCAAGAGCAAATGCTCCCTGCGTGCTGCCCGTCGACGCAAACCCGCCAGCCGAAGCGATACCGCCGGCACCACCGTAGGTCAGCGTGTTTGCTGTCGTCTGGCTGTCGTCGAGGTTGGCGTCCGAAGTTGGAGCTGCACCAGCCCCACCACCAAGAAGAAGGTGCCCTGCCGCAAGTACGGCCGATGAGGTCAGCACGGTCGCGCTCGAGAAATATGGGATGCCGCCGGAGTTGGTCGTGCCAGCCACGGTCTGCGGGAAACTGATGGAGCCGCCAGTAATCGAGTTGCAGCCAAAACCGGTGCCCGTCGTCCAGATAAGGGCACTACTCCCAGCCGTCGAGCAGGACGGCATAGGCAGCGCAGATGGAGACCCGCTGGCGATCGCGCCTACAACCGTGTTAGCCGCCTGCGATGCTAGGCCGCTCAAGCTTAGGGCTGCACTGAGGCTGCCGGCGCTCCCTGACGTGTTCGCAGCGTTGTTCGGGATGTCGGATGAGACAAGAGCACGGAAGCTATAAGCCCCCGTCCCGCCAGTGGCAGGCCCCGCAAGCACCGAATTTTGAACCGCGGTCGAAGCCGTGAATGCCAAGGCCGGCGCGGTCGTCGGATTGGCCCCCAGAGCTGCCGTGAAGAGTGGGGATAGGTTACCAGTGGTGAAACTCGTTAGGCCGCCCGTGACCGTCGATAGCGCCCATGCTGTACCCGTCCAGTTCAAGTAGCCGGTCGTTAGAGACGGCAAAAGGTGATTGATTAGTCCAACGACCTCGGTCGCCCCACCGGTCGAGCCGCTGATCGCGTCTCCGGACAACTGGTTGAAGGTTCCGGTTCCACCGCAAGATCCCCACGCAGTCGTAAAGCATCGGAAGGTGTTGTCAGTGACCCGGAAGTACTGGCTCCCGCCTACGCCTGGGACTTCAGTGTCGTTGTACGCGCCAGCCAAACTGTTGACAGCGATGCGCGGCGCCACGATGACTGCGTTGATTTGGGTTGTGATGCTCTGAGACGCCCCTGTCACCGCCAGGGGAGTCGTTGAGTAGCAGGGCGTGTTCGCCATCTGAGGACAGACTTTGAGGGACCAGCCGCTTGCCGGAGGGTTCGTCGCTGGAGTCGTTCCGGTGGTCGACGTCACCACTTGCGAAAACGACCCGGTTCCATCGAGGGTGCCGGAGAAGGTGAGCGTAAATGCCTGGCCCGCGACTACGGGGACACCGCCAGCCGGGTTGTAGACAAAGGTGAGCACGTAAGTGCCGTTCGCCCACGCCTGACTATCGGAGTCGGTTACGGTAGCAGAGAGAGTCGTTGTCGCCGCGAAGACTGCAGGGGTAATCGCTAGGATTATGAACCAAAACAGTTTTCGAAGCGCCTTCATTTGAATCACCTCAAGCTTGCATGAACCCTGCTACAAACGTATCTCCACTGGTGCCGTCAATCCAGAACTCGCTCGTCTTGAGCGTGTCCGCCAAGTCAGTTGCCGAGAGGTACGGGTTTGCTCCTGTCGGAAGGTTGACTACCCAGAAAACGGACGAGTCGCCAACTGCGACCGTAGAGGCGTTGCCCAGATACATCGGGCTGGTCGACGTCACTGGCTCTACCCAAACCTTCATCGCGTCTTCGTTGACCACAACATACTCGCCGCTGGCGTGATTCTTTAGTAGGCCGGATACTGTGATCGACGGGGTTACCGTATTGATCGAAGCGATGATGCCGAGGTCAAGCGCGCCGCCGGGAACAAAGGCCGCCTTTAACCCAACAAGCACATGATCGCCCGTCTTCATGCCGACGATCGACACCACCGGCAGAACGGTCTGCGACGGGTTGCTGCCTGGATTCGTATTTTGAGAGTATGGGTCGAGTGTCTGCACCCCAGCCCCGTTCATGGTGGTGCCGAAGACTGGTTGCGACGCTGCCCCAAGTGCCTGAATTCCCCTATATGGACGAATCATTAGTCATCACCTCTCCGGCGGGTAATCGGGTTGCGACCGTAGCTCATAGGAGCGCAGCAGTCGCCGAGGTCGGATTGGCGCTCACCCTCTTTCCGATTTTCGAACGAGCCTACAGCGCGGATATCCCCCACCGAAGCTCGCACGTTGTCCATAATCGAGGCAGTCTCGACGCGCTTCACGTACTTTCCCATCTTCATCGGATTCTCGCTCGGGACGTAGTCGACGCAATCCTTTGTCCGCAGACGGCTGCGATCAACGAAGAAGTTATCCGTCGCGGAGTGCGTGTTCACCGGAATCTCAACGCCGTTACCTGCATCCAACTTGCGAAATGGCTGATATGCCATGGCTACCTCCCGTTGTAGTGAAACTTTCTTCGGTACGTCTCCTTGATCCCCTGTTTTCTCGCCTGGGGCGGAGCATTGAAATTCTTCGCGTCCATGTTGCGGACAACACTCGCAAAGTTATAACGCTGCTCCGCCTCGCCGAGCTGACGCGCACTCGTGACTCGGATGGGTTTCCCGTGCTCGTCGTGTACATGCTGAATCGTCAGGTCGGCATAGGGGTTGGTGCAGGTAGCTTCCACCTTCTCGCGGACGCACCTGCAGTCTACGCCTAGAAAACGACCCGCCGTAAAGCGAACTCGAAAAACGATCTCCCCGCACTCATCACACGTCAACGCGCCCATATTAATAGTCGTCCCATCCACCACCTCCGCCGGCCATGATCGGATGCATCGCATCCCATAGACCGCCGCCAGGGGTATAGTACGGCAAACCTTCGCCTGGATATATAAGATTCGTTCGATACAGGTTCTCATCATTGTCGGCCATCTTCAATAGCTCAGCCTCAAAGTCAGCACGTTTGCGCGCAGACTCCGCCGCATCGTAGTACGGATTCTGCCTCGGGCCACGCCAGATCAGAGCCTCGGCAATCGCGTGCTTGATGACCACGTCCGCCCGTATATAAGGCGGGAGCGCATCCGAATCGTTGACCAGATTCGGCGGCTGCGTGTACGCCAAAAACGGAAGCGCCTGCTGAATCCACGACAACGGGTAGAGTTCGATGATGTAGTTTCCGTTTGAGTCTGGTGGCACCGCAGCGACGCCCCACGGAAAAACTCCGCCCGACTGCCTCCATGGGTCAATATTGTTGAGGAGGTCCTGGGTCAGATTCAGGCGAATCTTGATCGCCTGAATCATATTCACCATCGTCTTGATGTACTTGATGTTCGGCCCGATATTGAAATAGTACTGCGCGATGAAGTAGCCGCTCGAAACCGATGGCGAACCCCACGGCATCTCCAGCGTCAACACCTGGTTCACTGTGTCCACGCCGATGATCGTGTAGATAGGATTGTTGTAGCCGATACGGAACTGCCGACCGACTACATCGGCTGTCCATGCGGTGTTCGTCCCCACCACTGAAGCCGATCCCAGCGTCGTCGCCGCAGTACCGCCAACAATCGCGGCAGGGCAAACAACCTGGCCTTTAGTGAATAGCCCGTACCACGTCTTGCGATCGTAGATCGTCCTGACGGCGTCGTTGATCCATTGGCCGGCGATCGCCGTCGCATCTGGATTCACAGAATTGATTCGCCCGATCATCTGGCCGAAGTTCATCTGGTTGACGTAAGGATTTACGCCCTGAGTTGGAAGAACTTGGTTTGGGATTTGGACGGAGGTGGAAGGGATTATCGGCATAGAACGACTCTCCCTTCCTTCCGGATTAGATTACTCGCCAGAGGCGTAAACGATGACACCGAAGATGAAGGTGGTCATATCGACTGCGTTTGCAACTTCAGCACCAGCGATATAGGCCTGGACCTTACCAGTCTGCTCGTTGTAGACAATGGTATAACCAGCGCCAGCCGTGTTGACTGAAATCTGACTTATACCAATGATGCCGTTACTCGTGGCTCCTGGACCACCAGTTGCAGCCAAACCCCAAAGCGCACCAGTCACGGCAATACCGCCAGTGGCGTAGACTCCGAGACTGAGCGTGTCGACCGCAACCGGCACCGTCCCAAACAGATTGAAATTGTCTCCCGCTCGTCCTGCCGTAGCTGCCATGGTGATGCTCCCTTATTGAAGTCGCTACGTCCTCGATTAGTTGAGGAATGGTACGTAGAGGTCGGCCAGCCCACTTGCCAGCGTAGTAAGTGCGTAAGCAGCCACGCGCTGAGGAGACGCGGTCGCGGTCACGGTGTGGCCGGTGGTGAAAGCTCCGGTCGCGCCGTAGATCGAGTCGCCAACAGTGCAGGCGGTTGGAGCCGCATTTGGCAAAAACCCGCCAATATGGATGAAGCACCAGTTGCCGTTGATGTTGGTGGCAGTCGACAGGCTCGGCACCGAGGTGGTGTTAGGAAGCAGCCAGCCGGCAACATTGTTGATACCACTTGCGCCACCGAAGGACTCGGAAAGAAGACCGGTGACCACGGTGAAGGTCTCATCCTTCCAGTAGACGATGGCTGGGCCAGCGAGGATCGCCTGCGACGCGGTCGGGTTGTACCGAACGTATTTCAGAAATCGCGGAGACCCAACGCCATTAGTCGAGATCGTGGCGGGGCTCGGCTGGGTCATGTAGATCCCGCCGGGAGTGTTCATCGCACCATTGGTCAACGAGTTGTTGCCGTTGGTATTGGTCGTCACGTAGCTGTCGATGGTCGTCAGCGCGCTGCCGCTATCGATTACCGGAAAATTCAATCCCATGAATCCCATGATGCGTCTCCCTTTGCAGCCAAATGAATTTCTACGCCTAGAAGCATCACCCCCGATTAGGAGGTGATGCCGGCCAGGATGAAGCCAAGACGCGGAGCCGAGACCACGATGTCGCCGCCAAAGCAAAGCTGGCCAGCAGCATCAACCGAGTTCGGAAGCTCCTTGAAGCCGGTGAAGCCAAATCCAAAGAGCTCCTGGTCGGAGATGTACACGTTGAGAAAGTCCGTGTTCATGCCGAAGACGTAGCCGCTCGGGACGTACTGGTCAACTACCAACCGCTCATTGTTGAAGCGGATGGCACGGAAACCGACCGAGAAGAGGTCGCTCGAAGTGTCCATGACGCGCTGCGCGGGAACCAGCTTGTTCCAGATCGAGTTATAAATCGACTGGGTAGTGGCCAGCAGGTTCGGGCAGCGGTTGCCGAAGGTCGCCTGACCCTGAGCCTTCTGCAGTGTGGTTAGCGGTAGAGGACCGGCAACGTTCTGGTAGAAGCCGTTGATGCCGGCGTTGGCGCCAACGCCGATAGCCGCACGCGACAACTGGCCGTAGCTCGGGTAGTTGGTGCCGTCGTCGTAACCGGCAAGCAACCCATCGAGGGCGATCTGGCTGGTGACGGTGCCCTGTCCGTCGCCATAGATGTCGGACGCAAGAGATTGAGCCAAGGCCTGTGAGCCGTTGACCATCTTCTCTTCAACGAAGGACATGATCGCTTCCGTGCCGCGGTTCAGGACGAGTTGAGTGCCCTGAATGGTCACGTTCGCGTAGTAGTACTTGGGATTGAACACCATGGCGGTGTCAGTCTGCACGTAGCTGATGTCGAACGTGCCGCCGGGGGCGAATGGACCCGCCTTCAGAGGCGCGTACTGAATCGGCTGTTGAATCTGCGTCCCACCGGGGAACGTGCGAGTGGTCTCACCCTTGAAGATGAGCGCGAATACCGGCGACACCTTGTAGTATTCGTCAACAATTTCGTTGACGATATATGCGTTGGTGACCGCGGTGATGTCGTTATACGGTAGTCCCATGGTAGTTCCCCCTGAAAATAATTACTCGTTTACCGCAGACATCCGTGCGTCGAGCGCCTCGGCGGCCTTCTGCACGGCTGTCTTGACACCACCGTCCGCCGTCGAACCATCCCGACGCCGTGCGGTCAAAATCGAAACTGGACCCTTCGAACCACTAGGGGTAACTCCCGGCAGAGAAGCGCCAGAGTTGCGCTGCTTCAGTCCCTCGCGAATGCCCGTGTCAATAGCCTTCTGCTGCTTCACCGGAGCAATGAAAGCGTCGTAGGCTGCGCGGACACTGCCAAACTTTGTGAAGCCACCCTGTTCGGTAATGAAGGTATTCAACTTCGCGTCATCGAAGTTCTCGCCGGTAAGATCGTGGTACTCGCGATCGATCCGCTGGAGTTCGCGGCTAAGTTCGACTGAGCGCGCTACCGAGTTATTGAAGAGCTTGTCGCCTTCCGGCTTGATGGCCGCAGTAATCGCGGTGTTGATACGCTCGTCGAGATTGCCGATACGCGAATCCAGTAGTTTTGCGATGTCGTCAAGTCCAGCGGACAACCCGGTTGTGCCGACGGGCGGCTCGGTGGTGATAGTTGTGGGCGGGGTGACTACAGGAGCCCGCGCAGGCTGGCGAACAGGCACGATGTCGGTTGTGCCTTCGTAGTAGTGGGTAAGCTCTTCGCCGAACTGCACTCTCGAGCGCACCTCCGGTGTCAACTTAGCGACTACGTCCGCTCCGAGCAAGCCTTCGAGTTCATCCATGAGTGCCATAACTTTTTACCTCTCCTCGTCAAAACTTTGGTTTACGTCGCAGGGACAGCCTCACCGGGCTTTGGGGTCGGTGGTGCTGGTGGTGCAGCCGCGGGATCGGTCGAAGCCGAAGGCGCGGGTGAAGCTGAATCCAAGTCTTTGGGATCTTTCTTGAGAACGTCGACCACCATCTCCTTGAGTGGAGCCAGTGCGCGGTCGATGTACGTCTGGGTTCCGTCCTTCATCTTTGGAACCTTCTTCAGCACGCTCATGACTTTCGCAACAGCCTGAAATATTTCATCTTCAGGCTTACCACCGTCAGCGCCGCCCGGCGCACCACCTGGAGCGGGTGCTGCACCCGGTGGGGGTGCTCCGCCGCCTGGCTGACCTGCCATGCCGTCGTAGAAACTCGGTGGTGTGCTCGCAGCGGCCACAATTATCCTTTGTTCGAGGACGGGTAGCCCGTCTTCACGTTGACGCTCAGGCCGCGATCAGGAACAACCGCGTCGTTGGCGAGATGGCCAAAGGTGGTGATCGAACCCTTCTTCAGCGAAGGAGACTTTACCGGCTCACCGAAACTCTCTTTGGAAACTGGCAGATTTGCCATGATGCCCTCTCTTTTGATCTGAGGCCGGATTGCTCCGGCCCCTGATTGTTTTTCTCGGTGGGATTATTCCCCCGCCTGACTTGCAGCAAACTACTTGCTGCGCTTCCCGCCGCGCTTGTGCTTGCGGCCACCCTTACGGCCCTTATGGCGCATAATGAGTACTCCTTTCGGATCGGTTTGTTATAGCGGCCTTCACCGCTGTCAGGCTTGGTCGCCCTTGCCTGATTGAGAGATTTACTGAAATGGAGAAACTTTGCAACACATGCGCAAGCAAAAAGATCGAAAAAGTTTGATTTATTTTATAGCGTTGGTTCGTGGCCCCCGATAAAATACGGTATGCCCCGTAGGAAGATAGAATTACCCGCTGGTATTTGCATTTGTAGAAAACCCGAGTGTGATATTCCGTTCGGCCTTTGCCATTGCGGCTGCGGCGAGAAAACAGGGATAGCGAAACAATCGCAATCTTGCCTAAATCACGTCATGGGAATGCCTAAACTTCGTGTTTACGGCCATGGAAAAAGGGTTCGGCGCGTCGACCCTCCTGTCAGAGCTAATTGTTCATTCCGCCTCATTCACCTTGGCGGACAGTATTTCACAATCGTCGATGCCGACGATTACGAGAAGTTCAGTAACTTCTACTACGCCCTGAGCAATGGCTACGCAATGAGGCATCTTCCCGAGGGTGGCTCAATTGGCCTGCACCGCGACGTTATGGGATCTCCCCCCGGAAAGATGGTAGACCACCGCAACGGGGACACCCTCGACAATCGCAAGGACAACCTGCGCGTCTGCACGCGGGCTCAAAACTTCCACAATCATCGACTCAGTAAGAGAAATAAGACCGGATACACAGGTGTTTACCTAATCGAAAAGACGGGACAATGGACGGCCAGCATTGGCTTCCAGGGGAAGCTGATCTATCTCGGAGCCTTTCGCCTGAAGCATCAAGCCATCCAGGCCCGCCGCAAAGCAGAGAAAAAGTACCACGGCGAGTACACGCCAAAAACACGTCGCCGCTGATTTATTTTTTGCCCTTATGCTGCATAGCTCCAGCCGCCCCGGCCAAAGCAATCTTCTCCGCCGCCTCTTCCTTGAGTTCTTTCTCGATGAGGTTGACGTCGACATTCTCGTCCAGAATGCGATAAAGTCCACGTCTGGACATGTCTCCCGCCTTGCGCAGACCGAACGCCACGCCGATTTTGTCTTCTTTCTCGATCGACAAAAGGCTTCCCTTTCGAACCCCAAAACCAACCTTCGAAACGAAGTCTTCGCCCGACATCCCCTTTGGGATCGTGCTGCCGTAAATCGGCTCAAAGTCGTTTGCAACCACCGCATCGGAACCAAACTTGGCAATACGATAGCGCGTATCGGCGAACTGGAGGAAGCGCGAGATAGTCATCGTGCCGGATTCGTTGAGGAAAGTCTTCAGCGACCGTCCGGCAAAACGGATGTTGGTCGAACGGCTCGACAGGATCTTCTCGATCGAGTCGCCGCCCGGCACCTGCTTCTTCTGGAGCGCCTGATTCATCGCCGCGGCGCCCGAAGTCAAATCCTGCTCCGCCTCGATGCCCTGCTCGAACGGAAGCACGTAGTTGCCGAGCTGTGGCGGTTCGCGGAACTTCGGTGCCTCACGCGCATTGTTGTTCCAAACAATCTTCGAGCCTGGTGCGCCGGGGTCGAGGGAGTCCCAGTTTCCCTGGCTCATCGCACCAACCGGCCCGATGATCGACGGCTCGATCGCCGCCATGATCGTGTCCATCACGCCGCCGTTGATTCGGTTGATAATGTTCTGCAGCGCGATCTGCGGCTCCAGCATCGACAAACCGTTGAACTTCCACGGCACCCGGTAGGGTCGATACTGTACAAACGGAAATTTTCCATCCCAGTACGGGTTGCAGGTGTCTTCAAGTACCTTGCCGCCGGCAACAGTAACGACGCGCCCACGCGGAAATAGTGGCATTCCCGGCTCAACCCAGTAGCCCCAGTTGGTGTTCTCTTTGCCAACGAAAACCGACGTCGACCCGCGCAGGATGCGGTCATCTTTGAACCAGAAGTCTTTGAGCATCACCTGTGGATACTTCGACTGGACACCTTCAGTCTTGGTCCCCAGCAGCGCCTTGAGCGGCCCCGGCATGTGGTTCCATGTACCCTTGGCGATGCGGGTCGGGCGGATCGTCATGCCCGGCATCTCAGAGTATGAACTGTCGGGCTTCACGCCGTCGGCAACCGCACCGTACTTGCGCTTGAGGTACGCGAGATTCACTACCCGGCGAGCGATGACACATTCCGCCTCTTGAAGTTTGGTCGACGCCCCGATCTGCATGAGGTTGACTGGGGATATCGGCTGAAACTCCACATCGCCCAAACCGCCGTTCAAGGATGAGTTCCACTGGATTTTTGCATACCCCGTGTGGATCAAACCCCACATCACGACCTGAGTAAGCTCGTCCTCGAAGTTCATCGTCTCCGCCCATTCGACGATCATGTGGTTGAGGAGTTCCTGGAGCTCGGAGTAGCCGTCAAAGCGGTCGTGAATCTTCACCTGGAAGTCTGGCTGGATGTCGGTGAGCAGGCCAACTGTCTCGATAAACTGGCGGAATAGCCGGTTTTTCGTGGGGCGCGAGCGGCCAAACCGCGATTTCGCTGTCCACTGCCGACCTTCAATGTAGTCGATGCAGCGTGAGACCAGTTTGAAGTCGCTGGAACCAGTGAGATCGTCTTCGGCTTCGCCGTAGACGGAGTCGCACCAATGGACGACCTCACGCTCGAGGCTCAGCTCCGGCCGTTCATTTGGAGCACTCATATCGCCGAGCCTAGCACGAAGTCATGGTTGCATTCCACGATTAGACAGGAGATTCTACGCCAGCTTTGGCGAACATGCCCTGCACGAGTTCGAGCGCCGCCGTCTGGGAGGCGATCTGGACTTCAAGTTCTTTGGCGTTCTTGATGGCTGCAAGCATCTGAGTGCCCGTCATCACCCCAAGAGACCGCATTTCCCGCGCCTGCATGCCGTCGACGATAATCAGGTCGCCGTCAGTGTGCAGCCGGATAATGTTGTCAACCGTGGCATCGAGCTGGCCGGGGTGCATGTTATTGAACTTTTCGAGCGCGCTCCCGTTCACGAAGACATCGACCTTTACATCGCCGGCGTTCGCCTTGCGGATGACTTCAAGCTTTATCATTCGCGGGTTCATCGACATCACCTGGGCATAATTTCCCAACTGGTGACCGATAACGCACTTGAACATCACGTTGTCTTCCTTGACTACCTCATTGTTGGCCCCGTTCTTATCGCAGGTGGGGCACCACATAAACGCTCGCTCTCCAGCCATTGTCGTCTCCTCGTCTTACCAGTCGTCACTCTGATCGCTCGTTCCGCGACCAACTCCAGCCATCGCCGATTTGTACGAATTTACCACGTCGGGAAGGATTCTCGTGGAATCCATTCCATGCCTAGAAAATAGTTCGTGCTCGGCTCCATTCCCGTCAAAGATCGGGCTGTAAAGCGTGTTCGCTTTGCACACCAGAATCGGCATCACCATCCACCCAGCCAGTCCCTTCATCGCCTTCTCGGCATCTTCCTTCTTGATGTACTGGCCGCGCTGGCGTCCTATATCGTCGTAGACCCCGTACTGGTTGATGTCGTTCTTGCTGTGCCGTGGCTGGCCCGGCGTCGCCGCAGCCTTGATGTGCTTATTCGTCTCGCGAGCGCAGTAGAGTCCAATCATCGACCCCATGACCAGGTCGTCGTTATTATCCTGGCCTTCGAACCGCATGCCTCCGTTCAACGAACTGAAGTCGATGCACTCATCGAGCAGGTCTTGGTCGTGGATAATGACCGACTCCTCAAGTAGAGCCTCGTTCAGCGTGCCGATGATCTGGTCGCGAGTCTTGATCGTCGTCAGCCAGTGGAGGTGGACTCCCATCGTGCTCCCAACGCGATCATGATGCTGCGGCCGGTAAAGTGTGGGGTAGTCCATGTCCTTCAGCTTGTCGCCAACACTGATGCCTGGCCCCTGATATTCGCAGGCAATCTCAGCCCCGTTGTAGTAAAACCCAAGCGCGGCTACCGCCCGAGCATAGACTCCCGGTGGTGCGTGGCCCAACCATGAAGCCGCGAGCTCGTCCGGCTCCATTCCGATACCGACGCGCCATACGGCGCACGCGCTGAAGTCGCCATCTTTGACGCCGAGCGCCGAGTCAACGCCGAGATAGTACGTTCGCCCCTGCTCGGGCTGCAGCCAGATGTGCAGTGGATCGGACGCATTCGCTCCTTTACGCTTCGACAAAACTTCGTCGTCGCCAACCTCGCGAGTGATGATGTTCGATGTGAAGTTGTCGGCCTGCAGCGTGACGTGTCCGACCCAAAGCGGCCGGCACGAAAACTTCATCTCCTGCTCTTCGAGCTTGTCCCGATCAAACGCACACATGCCTGACGCCTGGAACGACTCGGCCGGCGTCAGCGGGTACGACTCTTTGAAGCCTGACACGCCCTGCCCGTACTTGGAGGCCTTCATGCCAGCACGGCGGAACTTCCAGAAGCCCAGAGGGATATCGAACTGCTCTTCGCGCTTGATGCGCGCCGTGAACGCCATCTCCTCTTCGGTTAGGGTGAAAATCTTCTTCACCGGCATGTAGTACTTTTTCACTTTGTAAACCGGTATGAAGAGAGCGCGCCAGCCGGTGTCACCTTCAACCGAGCCCTGCCACCAGTCGTACATCAAACCATTGCGGCCGTAGCCCGTGGACTCCATCACGCGGAATCCATCGCGAGCGCTTCGGGCAGACGGGAGAATATCGGCGTGGAACACGTCGGCGGATGGCCAACGAGAGGCCTCACTGCAATGCAGGTTTCGAATCGTGCGCCCAATGGCGACGCCCGACATCTGCTGCGCGTGCGCGGTCTGGAAGGTTGATCCCAAGCCGGGCCTGACAAGACGCTCCATTTCGTCCTTGCGTTGGAATTCGATGGCGTCGCCCTTAGTTTCGTACTGGCACTCTGGCCGCAGCCACCACGGCAGAGATTTGTAAGCGTTGACCACCATCGCGTGAATCATTGCCGACGTCTTCGGGTTCTGCGCGATCGCCATCGTGTAGCTGTGGGCAAGGAAGATGGTGCGGTGGAACATCGCCGCTGACGTCCACACGGTCAGGCCTGTCTGCCGCGGCTTCAAAACGATCAGATTGCAGAATCCGTTCTCGTCGAACTCTTCCTCGATGGCTTCGTACACCATCTCCTGATGGTCCCACCATGGGTAGAGAGTTCGCCACTGGCCTTGCTCAGTCCGGATGCAGTAGTAGTTTTCTAGAAAGTAGCGGCGGTCAAAACACTTGTCAGTCTCAGTGTCGACGAAGTCCATCTCTTCATCGCTGAGCATACTCAACGCAGTGTTGACATCGTTGCCGGCGCGGATAAACACCTCGTCGAGCACGTCGATGGCATCGTTGAGGGTATTATCCTTCCTGGATATCATCGTCGTCGCCCTCTTCGTCGTCTTCGATGTCAATCCCGATGTCGGATAACTCTTCCTCCAGCGTTTGCTCCTCGATCACCTCTGCATCGACCACTTCGCCTTCGTCAATTTTTCTCTGCCGGTTACGGCGGACGCGATCTTCGAAGCTCAACCCTTGTGGGCGGCCACCCGTCGTACCAGACCCCGGATTGTTTACCTGGGTGTTGCTGGTGATAGCGATCCCGCCACCCTTGGGGCGGATCGAATCCATCAGGTTTTTCATGGTGTCGATGGTTTTGAGTTGCGTGGTGGTGTCAGGGCGGGTGACGCGGCGGTACTTATCTTTCCCCTTCTTGTCCTTGCCGATGTGGATATTTTCGCTGATCTTCGCTCGAAGCCCGGTCTTGAGTACCGTACCCACTTCGGTCATGCTTTTGAGGATGACCTGGTTGACGGCGAAGTCTACCTCCTCGTTCGACACCTCGGCTCGAGCCGAATCGTAGCGGTCGAGGCTATCCTGCACTTGCACGAGCGACCCGCCGGTCTTGATGGCAATCTCGTCAGGCGAGAACCCTTTACGCTTGAGGTACGCCCTAAACTTGTCAGTCTGAGAGAGCGCCTTCGAGCCCCTCGACCTCTTCGCGGAAGTCGATGAGGTCCTGCTTGGCAGTTGGGGTTTGGTCGTAGATAGTTCCAGCGTTGTCTGGGGCATACTCTTCGGCTCCGAGTCCCGACGGCGACTCTTCCCTTTCATTATGCAACTGAAGCAGCTTACTGAGTATCGACGTGATCTTCTCGATACGGATGCAAGCGCTGATTGCACGGGCTGACGCCGTCATCAGCGCCTCGCCGTTGATCGAGTTGGTGATCGCCTTCATCTCGTCGTGGTGAGTCGTCAGGATGGCCCTGGCTTCCTTCAGGAAGGCTTCATTTGCGGCGCGCTGCTCCGCTCGGGCGCTGGTCGCGGCGTTCTTATGGTTTTCGAGTACGACGTTGATTGCCTTGATAAATTCAGCGTTGGCGGTGGCGCTCTCGTTGAGCATCTCCGTCGTTTCGTCTTTCCACGTGTACGCGGTGCCTTCGAAGTAGTCGCAGGTTGTACCCAGCTTCTCTCGGTGAACTTCGAGGATGCCGGCCAGTTTGGCGTTGTTCGCCTCGAAAACGGCTTTTGCCTTCCACATGAAAAAGCCCAAGATCACCATCCCGGCGAATACGACCACCAAGACCACACCGGCAAGCAGGGCCAACGCAACCATTCCAGCGCTTTGCATTGGGCAAGCGTAAACCGATTCATGCAAGCATGCAAGCTGAAAGTAGAACGGCTGACGGTCTCAACCCTAGCTCGACCGTGGAAGGAGGATAGGGGAGACGCGCCAGCCGGAAAAAGGTTCGGCCGCGAACCCACATGTAGTTTCTCATGTTTTACGATTTAACTTGCATTATTTTTTTACCTCATTTACTTTCGTTTTCACGCTTGACCGTGGAAAGCCAAGCAAAAAACAATTCCCATGACCCGACCATTTGGTCATGCATATCTAGCTGTCGAGCCAAAGCGCATTGTTGCGTCAGGGTCGATCGGGGTTAAGGGTTGGGCTCTATACGCCCGGAGATGCCTCGTTAGGTACGGTTGGCTGAGGCAGAACATTCGATCAGTCGCTTAGTCAAAGTGATCCTGTATAGGCTTCATACCTCGTCGTGGCTCCTTTATGCCGAGTATGGAGAAAAGACCGGGCCTTCCTTTTTGGGGTTGGCGTCCGGTTTTTCTTCGCCCTGAGCGTTCACCATTGTCCGATTAGTTTTAGAAGCAACAACTTAAAGCAAAAGCAAATACAACTACCAGAAAGGATATATCCAATGCTAATAGCAAGATTCGATGGAGGATGCTGGCCTAATCCGGGTGGACATGCATCGTGCGCATGTTTGATTACTCGCGGAGAAGAAGAGATTTTTCGGTGCAGTAAGTACCTTGGACACGGTTCCAAAATGACCAACAACGTTGCCGAGTTCGAAGGAATCAAGATGATCCTTGGATGGTATCTGGCAACAAAATCGACCGACGCGATGACGATCGTTGGCGACTCGCAGGTTGTCATCTGGAGGATGCTAGGGAAGTACCGCAAGCCCGTGGCTGGGATTTGCGCAGAATCAGCCAACGACTGCTTGCAGATGAAATCTTGGCTTCCCTACGGGAAAGTAAATTTCGAATGGCAACCACGGCTGAGCAACGACGAGTGCGACGCCATGTGTGACCTGGAAATTTCTGAAGCAACCCTCGCAACTCGGCAGTAAACTCAAACAACCGGAGGAGTACATGGTCAACCTGAACGCAATCCAAAGTATCGTGATGATGGCTCGAAGCCAGGGCAATATGGTCGCCGAGATCCACTTCTGCAAGCAGACGCTCGACGAGGTGAAGCAGGCCATCATCGACGAAGGTAAGGCTAAGGTCGAAGACCGGCGATCCCTGCTCGATCGCATGCGCAACCCGCGACCGGAGCCCACGGTCGAAAACACTGTGTTCACCATCCTGGGAGTCCCTCTCGTCGAGAACGAGATGCTTCCCTGCGATCAGGTTGCGGTGCGCACAAACAACCAGAATCCGAACTGGCTGCGCGACATCATGAAGGCGCGTGGCGACGGTGCAGCCGCACAGAAGAGCGAGTTCGAGCAGATTGCGGAGACGCCGTGGTTTAAGGCCGACAAGGTCGATAAGGGCGACCCAGACGCGCCCATCACCGCCTCCATGCTGTCGGGGTCGCGCACTGGACGGCCAACCCCCAGCGACCTGTTGATGCACGCTATCGACAATGTCGAGAAGTATGAAGATGTCATCATCATCCCCATCACTAAGGGTGGCGACGTCCTCATGTCCGCGACAATCCCACAAATCGCCGCGGAAGGTTACATACGCAAAGTGCTGGTGCGGCTTATGGAAGGCTGAGGGTGGAGACGGCGAGGGTAGTCGCCGTCAGTTCGTCGTACATCCCCTTGGTCCGCTCACAGCAGCAGTCAAAGGTATTGCACGACCCGCACGGTGGCTCTACCGCTTTGACGAACCCGCTGACCCGGTCGAAATCTTCGGTTTGATCGTACAGTGAAGTGATGGCCACTAGATAATGTTCCTCGTTCGATTCCAACCATGGAAAGTAGTTGAGTAGAGCATCGACGCGATCTGTCGAGTCAATCGTTTCGCCATACACTCCCGGCTGGCTAGGATTGCGGTCCGTCCTTTTTGGCTCAGGCATCCCTAAAGCATTGGCGGCCGATCCGAGGTAGCAACCCATCCAGTCACCAACACACATTGTTGTGATCGTTCGCCCCATGTCGGCGGCCTCGCTAAGTTTCATCACTTTCCTCCATCGTCCAGTTTGTACATCACACACCGTTCCACGCCGAGAAACTTCAACACGCTCGCCCCAGGATGCCGCCGGCCCTTGAGAATGTCGGACAGCATCGATGTCGACACCTCCAACTCCGCGGCGAACTCCATTTGCATCTTCACCCCCATACGCTGCTTCAGAAGGTCGAGCACCTGCTCCTCCGAAAGATAGAGCACCGACTTCGCTTTAGCCATCTGAGCGGCCCCAAGCTCCCGGAAGGTGAAGTCCAAACGGAATTTCAAAGGTAGTCGGCGCTACATAGAAGATCCTCACGTTAATTTTTGCTGGCCACTCATTTGCCTGCTCGGGGTAGAGCTCAAGAGCGAGCGCGCCAGGGCTAAAAATTTCATTCTTAATGCGCTGGAGAATGCTCCAGTCGATCGGCCACATATCCGCGTGTGATCGCACTGCGCACTGCATCCACGCTCCAACCGCACTCGGCTGCATAAATAAATGCACTTCGTACCGCGAGTTTGCGTATATGGCATAGCAGTTCTGCAGGAGCAGATTATCGTTGCGCATCTTTTCGGTGATGGCGATCTGTGTGAACGCTGTCCAAACCTTACCAGCCTTCTTCGCTGCGGCCCGCTGCATTTGTCCTACGGTCGGTCTACTCACTTCAGTCGCTCCTCTTTACGCAGCTTCCAATCAACATCGCGCCAAACAGAACCAGTCCGGCAAGACTCCAAACAAACTCCGCCATAGCAACCTCACATCACGTAGGGCTTTTGCAATTCCTTCTTTGACAATTTCTTATCAGCCTGATGCTTCACCATGTTGCTCTCGACGGCGCTGTGGAACGCCCTCACCATATGCCTTGCGTCGTTGACCGTGATCCCGTTGCCATCGCTCATGAAGGTGCCGTCCTCCATCTCCATCAGGACGATCACCTTCTTGATTCGCAGGAACGATCCGACCAAACCTTGCGCAACCTCAAGCACCGACTTCTTAGGCATTGACATGAAACTCTCCATCAAACAGCGGTGTGGGCGCCGGCTCTTTTGGCCGGATGGCATCTTCGAGAGTGTAGAAAGTTGGGTAGGCACATACCCTGTGCTGACACTGGTTGTTGTCGTTGAAAAACCATTTGTCGTGCGACCCTATCGGGACTCGGCACGACACGCACGTCCGCACCTTCTTCACGGGCTTCTCGGTCGGCTGACCACAGCATGGACATCGGTGCTTCATTTCACTCCCCTATAAGCCCTGCCGTAGTAAATCGAACACACGATACTAATTGAGATCCCGTACTTTTTTGCGATAGCATGCTTCGCTCCACGCCACTTATGCGCGGCAAGGTAGAGTTTGATATCGCGTACTACCTCGGGTTGAACCGACCCCTTCATGTCGCTACAGTACGCTAATCTGCGTATCAGAATCAAGAACTTTCTGCATCGTCAAACTGCATCGTGTTGAACTCCACCAGCGGAACCTCCTGGAGCCAGACGCGGGTGTACAGCATCGAGCTGGCCGTGCGCTGGACGGTGTAGGTGGATCCAAGGTCGAGGAACTTCATCGCAGCCTCCTGGTGGATGGCGAAGCCTCGCTCGGGGTGGGTGCAGACCACCTTCGTGCCTTTGATGGCGTAGACGTTCACTTCCTGGACTCCATCTTCGTGAGGTTCGGGCTATGGTAATCCCGAATGCAAAGCGTGAGACGTTGCAAAACAAGATTCTGGAAAATGTTGGTTGGGGTTCGCGCATCTATACCGATCAGCACGTCGGCTACGAGGGTCTAAATGCGACCCGTCTGTTTGTTCACCAGACGGTGAATCACATGCAGGAATATGTACGCGGCGAGGTACACACGCAAGGCATCGAGAACTTTTGGAGTCTGTTGAAGCGGACTCTGAAGGGCACGTATGTTGCGGTGGAACCGTTTCATCTGGATGCTTACCTCAACGAACAAGTATTTCGCTTCAACAACAGCGGCAAGAAGATGAACGATACTCTTCGCTTTGAGAAGGCGATGAGAAACGTCGCAGGACACCGTTTGACGTACACAGAGCTTACCGGCACTGGCAGTGCTACCTCACATTCAGAATCGGCAGGGACGTGGTAAGAGAGGCCATAAACACGTCTTTGCCGTCAAAGCTATCGCTGCGCGTCTCCCCGAGCAGTTGAACCTTTTTGAGCCTTGGTAGGACGCTTCGCCTTTTTAGGTGTTGGCTTCGATCCAGGTTTCGGCGCACGAAACAGCGCAGTCATTCCCTTTTCAAAACGCTCTAGAGCTTCCGAGCCTTCATGGTATTCGTGCTTCATGCCCACATCTCCTTACGGTAACTCTGCCTCTCGCATCAGATTTTTGGGTGCAGGACCAAATTGCCCCATATGAACCATCCCATTGCAATCCACCACAAATGGCGCGTAAGCCTCTATGTGAGAGACTTGCCCTCCGTATGAAAATGCTTGATAGAGGTGTATGTAATTCTGCAATGGTCCACCGATTGGACGAGGTGGACCCAGCAGAGGGTTAGTACCGGAGAAGGCTCCGGCTCCGGAAATAATCCCCCGATCGTGCGGGTTCTTGTCCAATAGCAAGACGATTCTTATCTTTCCATTTGGAGGCATGTTCTTTATGGCCAACATATAGTTTCTATATTCTTTGTCGCCAAAAATCCTAAGATAACCCCTCGCAACGAAAGGTATTGGGGGTCTAACGGGTTCAAAGGTCCAGTCCTCATCACCCAATTTAGTTCCGCTGAATTTCTCGACAACGTATGGAAACTGAAACACCACATTCGCTGATAACGGGATGTTGACTCCGTTTTCACTCTTGGCGGTGATCTCCACAATGTATTGGCTTCTGGATTGTAAGAACTCCGGGGTGATAGCTTGCATTCCCGGCATAATCTCTATCCCGTCTGGATGAATCCAGTTGAAGGCCAGCCACGGCGGGTCAGCATACACGCGATGAGACACCCAAAAATTGTGGACAAAAACAAATACCCAAACTATTGATGCTCCCGCCATTCCGATTGCTATGCTTCTTAGCCCTCTTTTGATGTTTCTCCGAAGGTCGCTCATACCTCCCTCGCGGAAAAAATCGACCAAGGAACTGAGAACGCCAGCGAAGACGGCGATGAATGAAGTGCTGAAGCTATCGAGGGTGAGAGAGAAGGCCGTGCGCACAGAAGCCAACAACAAAGCGCTATTTGACGACCAATAAAAGAATTCGGGAATTGGCCACATAACTTTTCAAGGGCATTCTTCTCTTGTTCGCCCTTGTGCGTCAAGTAAGTTATGTCCCAATTATCGCCATCGTCCACCTCAGCTTTCTTATCGCAGTAGCAGCAACCGTATGGGAGTCTCCGGTAGTAGCAGGTGCAGTGCTGGCCGCTTGATCGCCAGCAAACGGTTAACTCCGGCTCGACCACAAGCTCGCGCCGCTCTACTTCGGTTTTTCGCGGGTTGGCTGGCGCAAACGGCCTCTTCCATCCAGGTACTAGCATGCTTCACCTCATCCCATCAAAACGTTTGGCTATGTCGAAGGCCTGCGCAAGCGACTGGATGCTGCGGAAGACGTGGTCCGGGTCGCACGGTACTCCGTGAAACTCGAGGCTTGAGACGGGAATAATAATGAACTCCCCACCCCTGGTTACTGACGTGGTGCCGTCATTAAACGGAACGAACGTGATCGACTTCACTTCTCCCTCGCTTTCAACATTTGATCGGCGTACTCATACGCGGTATCGCCAAGCGGAAACTTGTTCCTGCCCCACGCGGGGCCATCGCAACTTGCCAGCAAACCCGTCAGCGCAGCCATCGCGAACTGGTCGCGCAACTGGATCGCGGCCTGCTGTTCGCCAATTTTTTTACGACGCGAAGCATCATTGGCTAAACACCTTTCCACCTCACGTAGTCGCTGCTCTTCGTTCGACACGCAGCCGGTCTCAGGATTAGCAGCGCCAGTGCCCTGCTCGCCGAACTGGAGCGAAATTTCGATTCCCTCAGAAGTCATTGGCGTTTTCTCTTTCGACCCAAAAAAATAAGGAGCGGAGGTAGCCTTGCCGTCTTCCCACACCGCACGGGCAAGCTTATCGGAGTCGAGAGGCTGGTTGATGTTCATCGTGGCGGCGTGGTTGATATTGGTCGCAGGCGCAGGACCGGGGCAGTACGGACGAATCCCCATCCACGGCTCGCCGCAGACTTCGCATACCGTGGCGGGCCCGATGCCATCCGTACTCCACCGATGAAGAATTTTCGCCGCATCCTCCGCCTGAAACGGAACAGTGGCTCGCATCGCGTCCGCAAGCCGAATCCATTCCCCCGTCGGCGACGCCTCCATCCCTGCTTCGCCGACGTGCGGATTTAGATCGAACCGCGTAACACACGCTAACCGATCAAGGTCAAATGCCGCCGTTTTCGACCCCTGAAACGGAACGCAGTCCATCACGCCAACTATCCCGGTGAACCCAGCACCACAGTCGCCGCACAGCGTCCCAGCCCCCGGAGGATTTTTGAGCCAACGATGAACCTTAAACGGAACCGCCTTCTCCGGAGAGGCACCCCTCCCAATCTCCCCGATTTTTTTGAGGTCCTCATCCATGTTCGGCCACGGTCGACCATGAGCCGCCTTATCCATCGCCTTCTTCCCCTCGTCCATAACCCCACCTCCGAAATTTTTTTCCGCCACACCCTTCGCCCCACCACAATACGCAACATTGCGAATCAAATCAACCAAACTTTAGTAACCAAAATCATATTACTAATCCGCAAAATTGCGAATATCCCCACCACCTTAGTCCGCAAAATTGCGTAGCGGGGGAGCGAAGAAAAACCCAAAACGTGGACGAAGAAGTAGTCGCCGAAGGCGACGCATGCGGCGAGGGGGTATCCCTTGGTTCGCGAGCCTTGGCGGGGGCTGGGAGGGTGGGCGTAGGGGTGGCGTACAGGCGGGGTAGGGGGAGGGAGTGGGTCAGGGGTGGGGGAGGGGGCGAGTTGTGGGCAGAGGGGAGGCGGGAGACGAGCGAGTTCACGCGATTGCGGTGGTGGGTCAGGGTCGTTAGATTGGTGCGCCTCGAACGTGCTTGACCTTCGGTGGATGGATGGCAAGGCGGCAGCCGTAGGTCTCGCCTGTGTCTTGATCGTACTCAGTGTAGGCGCATGGCTGCGAGTGGCTGATGGGTTCGGGTGCAGGTGCATCGGTGAAGCCGACGCAGATATCGCGCAAGGCTTCGAGGTCAGGCTTTGCCGGTGGCAGGATCTCGGGCTGTAGCTGCGTCGGTCTAGTAGTTGGCTGCTGAGCTGCAAGGATCTCAAGGACGATGGAGCGGACGCGCTGGTCGAAGTCGGGCGACTTCTCTCTGAGGAGTTCGCCTGTAGTCGCTGTCTTGTGCCAGCCAGCCCGACGACACGAGGCACACAGCCTCGGTCTACGGTTCGCATCCTTCACCAACCACCAATGTCCGCAGTCTTCAAGCTCACAGACCCACACGTTACATTCCTGTCGCCGCATCATGTGTTACAGATTAGCACTAGCTGTATATAGAGCGCATTACAGATGAGCACCAAAGGTAACGCGCCGGCCGGTTACCAAAGACTCTTGGAATGTGACCAACGTGGGATATGCAAGCCGCCTAGAAGGTGAGAATCTACCTGTGTTGGCAACGCCAACCAAGGTGAACACAATGAAACGACTCGGAAACAACCCAATCTCCTACAGTTCACAGGCTTTCTACTCGTGGCGCGACGTCGAGGCCGCATGCTATGGCGTGTTCTCAGTGGAACGCGTTGTGGAGTATGGCGTTACGTGGCTGGTGCTGGTGGGTTTTGGAGAGGTGGTGGTGGCTCGGACGGCGGCTAACGCGATGCAAGTATTGGCAAATGGCGTGAATTAGGTTGCGCGTTCCATTTATGGGATGTGTGTGGAAGTGGTGTAGGTGGAGTATAGGAAAGCGAGGGTAAGGGTGATGGGATTAGCGATTAGCTTGAGTCATAACGAGGCGGCGAAGGTGTTAGGGGCGCTGCAGCAGGCGCGGATTAGCCACAATGAAGCGGTAGAGCGGTATGTGGAGGGTGGCGAGGCTGGACGTGCGGGATTTGAGGCGATGCTGGTGGTAAGGAACGAGAGGGCGCAGTGCATTGTGTTGGGGCTGAGTCGAAGCTGGGAGGAGGCGTACGGAGAGGGGCCTCAAAAATCAGCGGCGGAAGAGGGATTGCTGCCGTGTGGTATCTGTGGCCGGGGAAGCCGCGAAGCTGGGAGAATCACCTGTAAAGGCTGTACGACGGAGAGGGATAGAGAAGAGGAAGGGTTGAAGGCTGCTACCGTTTCAGGGCGCGAATTTAGCGCGAAGGAGCGGTTAGCTATCGGCAATAGGCCCGAAGTGGGTACAGATGACGACGCAGAGGACGAGGACGAAGGCGCCGTTTCAGGGCGCGAAAACGCCGCTGTGGGATCGTCCATTGTTTACGAAGGTGGCATGGTGACAGGCTTCATCAAGAGCCTTACAGCCGACGCGGTCGAGGTAGTTGTAAGCCAGCAGCCACATAAGCAACGGGTGCAGACGTTTACCTTTGACTGCTATCGGCTGGTAGACCGAGGTGGGTATTTTGCCCTGTACCAACGTCCAGACCGAGCCGACGCGATGAGAGACGAGCTGCGACGAGAGCCGGGGCTGGAAGGTGTAAAGGCTGACCACGACTAAGGCACCGTTTTGGGGCTGAGATTCTAGGCATAGCATGCAAGCATCAAGGAGGCAACTATGGGTTACAACGATCTAAGTGAATGCACCCTAACACCCGACGAGAGAGTAGATGAGGCGGTTCGTATCGGGAGGATTTTATTCAAAGAGCACGCTAGGGACATGATGACTGAGGCTGAGCAAAAGTTCACCGACCGGATGTTTGAGTGCTCCTATTGCTCGGTCAAACAGTTGTTCTGGCTGCGTGACATCAAGGACAAGTACATCTAAGGCACCGAGCATGCAAGCATCCACGCACCACCAACCGAAAGGAATACCCATCATGACCCTGCTATTCATCGCACCAGCAGCCGCCCTAGTCGTCGCCTTGGCCCTTGGCCTTCGTGATTACTTCGGCTCGAAAGGGAATGTATGAACAACCAGACCACAGCCAAGGAATACGCCGACCAAGTAGCGAAACAATGGGACGAGCGCAACCCATTTCAGGGTCATACCAGCATGACAGCGCGAGAACTCACGCACTACCTTGAAACCGCCTTCATCGCAGGAGTGAACCACGCCGCCGCCCGTTTCATGGAAGACAAAGCCGCCGGGGTGGTTCTAGCGATCAAAGAACAATCAGGCCGCCCAACTCCATTCACTTTTGACCAAGAAATTACCCTTGAGAAGCATTTCAGCAACAAGCCGCCGCTGTTTGCCGCAGGCGAAGCCGAACAACAGCGCCTCTTCGCCGTGCTGGATCAGGTAGCCGTCGAAGCTTGCGCAGGGGTCAACGAAGTCGCTCAGTTTCTACAGGGAACCTTCAAGCTTCACATCTTCCGCTCGGGCCAGTGGCAGATTCTAGGCCGAGAATGCCAAGGGGAGCCGTTCGTCTCCTACACCATTCCACCGTTTCAGCAGTCAGAAGCCGAACTCGCCGCCGCTCTACGCGCTGCATTCTCGGCGTAGAATTTCACCCGTCGCAAAGTTCGACCAACGAAAGGGGACACCATGCCAGACATGACACCACGCGACTTTATCAAGGTCGCCGCAATTCTCGCTCAACGATCCAAGGGGGCAATCGTGCCCGTTACCCGCGCCGAGTTCATTGGCCAGTGGGAGAAACAGATCCAGAACACAGCCGCCGCCGTATGGGACGAAGTGAAGAAGGAGAGCCACACGCCAGCCAGCGCAGCCGTCGCCGCCATGCAAAACGAACTCGTGAGGATCGGCGCCAGGCACACCGGACGAATCGACCGCACCGAGTTTGAAAGCTTCCACCATTACACGCTCAGAGGCTACCCGGTTCTACTCCGCGCCTTCCATGCAGGCACCTTCGAGGTTTACACCACCGTCGAAGGCGACCACGCAGGGGACGCCATAGGAACCGCCGCGGCGCTGGACGAGATAACCCAATGAACTACGCCGGGTTAGCCTTCATCGCCTTCATCATCTTCGCGCCGATCGTGATAGCCCTGCTAACGGACAAAACAATAGCGAAACATGACCGCAAGGTTACTAAAGAGACTCTAGACAGGCACTAAAACGAAGCGCATCATCAACCAACCATCCACGCTTCAAAGGAGCGCAAGACATGCGAAACGTAGTTACAACCGACGAAATATCCCATTTATGGGCACACCAAACACAAGAATCCGCTCGCGCCACTTCTGCCATGAGCTTTCATGGGCCAAACTTCAAAAGCTACAACGAAGTTATCGCCGGTATTGCCATCAACCGCACGGGCCAGAAAGCCTTTCTGGTCACCGCCCACACCTTTAGCGTAACCACCTCGCGCCACCTAAGCAACGTTCGTGAGTCGATCCCCTACGGTGCAAAGGTTTTCTTTGTCGATAAGCCAGAGGTTTCAACCCGTGAATATGTCCCCGTCCCAGACGGTAAAAAGTATGACGCAAAAAAACACGGATGGATGGACAAGAAAGACGGCCACACTGCAAACCACGCCGAGAATCTTGACTATTGGCGTAGGCGCATCACCCGCCTACTGGTTGAAGCTGGAGAAGCCCGCCGAGAGGTAAAGCGAACTCGCCTCATGGGTGAAGCCGCCGCCGACCTCGCAACCATGCATGAGTATGTTGATTTTTTTGGCGTCAAAGGTGTGAAGTACCCCGTTGTAGCATCCACGCCCGAGGAACTTTCCGAGTTCATTGCAAAGAAAACGAAGGCAGACGCAGCCGAAGTGAAGAAGGCGGAGAAGGCAAGACTCGCAGCGGAGGAGGAGCGTCGTTCGCGATACGCTGACAGGTTCGCCGCATGGCTTGCAGGTGAAGACGTATCCACCCACGGATGGTCTGACGCTTTCGCTACAGCTCTGCGAATCGCCGAGGACGAGGTGCAAACCTCACGGGGCGCATCGTTCCCGCTCAAGGATGCTAAACGCGGTCTGGTTCTGGTTGATGCCGTTGTTGCATCCGGCGAACCGTGGCAGAAAAACGGCGTACGTTGCCGCCTCGGTCACTTCGAGATTGACCACATAGACAAGGACGGCACAGTGTATGCAGGTTGTCACGTTGTACCGTTCGAGTCTATCGCCCGAATCCGCGAAGCTGTCATAAGCGCATAGCCCCAACCTCGCGGACTCCAGACGGCACCTTAAGCGTCGATCTCCGCAAGAAAAGGACACCATGAACCCGTCAAAGCTCATTCTCTTCGCCGCTCTTACCGCATCCGCAGCCGCCCAGGATGTGAAACTTCAGCCCGTCAACTTCACCACCGAAGTCTCTACGTCTCTCCCAGACGCGCCGGAACCGTCTGAGGCATACTCTAGCGCCCTGATTCAGCCAGCGAAGGCGCCAGCCGCCCGCCAGACGCGATTTTTTACCCCTGTAATGCTCAGCTTGATCGGTGCTGACGGTCTGGTGCGCACCGTCGACGCCTTCAGCACCCGCGCCAACCTAACCAACCCCTGCCACTGCTACAAAGAAGAGAACGTTCCCAGCCTGATGAAGACCAACACCAGCGCGTTTCTCTACTCAGAAGGGGTGGTTGCACTTTACACAGGCACCGCGTACCTGCTCCACCGCATGCACCACGACCAGTTAGCAAAGTTGCCACTCGCTTTCGATATCGCTTACGACGGAAAAGACGCTTTCCACAACATCCAGATCGCAGGCCGAAAATGATGTACCCACGCCATACCCCGCACGCATTCGAGCAACGCCATCACTGGACCGGACGTTGTGTTGTGCCCGGTTGCGGTCTGCCAACGGAGCACCGGGTCCACCAGCCGGATCTACCAATCGAATACACCGCGCCCGATCCCGACGCCTTCACCCTCGAACTGGTAGACGCCGAGCCGGAAGAAGTCAAACCTGTTTACGTACCGCAGTACTCACTTTTCTAGGCATAAAAAGGAACCCGTCATGTACTCGTTTCTAGTCGCACACTTTAACCGCTCATCGAAAAACCGGGTTATGCACCTTGGAGACCCCGCAGCCCCGCCAACCGTTCGCCGCAGCGAGACCAGCCGGCAACGCCGCGCCAAGTCCAGGAGCACCGGCCGACGCGCACAACGCAGCCTGAAGCAGCAGCCAGCCGTCCTGCTCGACCTGCCCACCGTCTACAACCCACCCGCCAGCCGCTACGCCGATTGGATCTGACATGGCCACTATCACAACAACCACCTGCGACAACTGCACTAAGGTGTTCCCCGTCGATGCTCCCGCTATCGGCTGGATGCGCTTTGTCAGAATGCCCGACCGAATCATTTTCCTACGCATGGAATTCAAACCGCGGGCCGAAAACTTCCAGACCGGGCATTTATGCAGTTCAACCTGCGCGAAGGAACAGCTCGGCCTAGCATCCTCAGAATGGAGCGTGACGCCATGACCTGCCAGACGTGCCTTGGCCGAGGCTGGCTAAGGCGAGAAGTTCCCTGCTCTCTCTATGATTGCAAAACCGCAGTCATCACCGCAAAATGTCCCACATGCCGCGGTCGCAAGACCGTATCGGAGGTGCCAAGTGCCAATCCCGCAAGCTCTAACGAAGTTCTTTGAAACTATGCAGGCCCCGCGCCTCGGGGAGATAAAGGCGTTAGACCTGTTGATAAATTTCGATGGAAATTTGTCTGTAGCCATGGACTACGCCCACGCCCACCGCATCGCACTCGAACCCGCTGATTGGGATGCGGCGCTGGACTATGCGCGGCGCTATGGATCGGAGGCGCGCTCCAATGGCTAGCAACTATCCACCCGGAATGGACTCACTACCGGAGCGACCCTGGGACGACCCCGAAGAAGACGCGGACGACCCAGACCGCGTTATAACCTCAGCCTGCCTCAACGATGTTCACGAGGAATGCCCCGACATTGACGCCAACTGCTGCGAGTGCTCCTGCCATTGGAGGGGTCATGTCTAAGACCTACCGCCAACAGGGTCGCTGGATGACTCTGCGGCTCCTGCTTGGGCCAGTGCTTCTCGTGCTGGCCCTCGCACTCATCGCATTATTCACCCACGGAGGAAAATGAGCTACTTCGAGGAACAAGAAGACGCATGGATGGAAAACGACTGTAAAGGCTCGCCCGAGGATTACGACCCTTTCGACGCCGACTCTTGGCCGACAAAGGTAACTGCAGCCCCGAAGCTCACCAGGTCGCAGAAGCGCAACGCGCAGCGCCGTCGCGCCAAGAAAGCCGCCAATGCCAAAGCAGCCATGTAAGTTCTGCCTACGACCGATCGACACCCGGGGGATGCTCAGCCATCTCCACTTCAAGCACTGCGGTTACGTTAGCCGCGCATTCGCCCTAAGTCCGATTGTGTGGGTCTACCTTTGGGTTCACGAAGGCTTTACGCCGCCCAACCTCTCGACTCGAGCGCTACCGGCCAGCGTGCCGGATCGACCAATTCAACCCATGCTTGCCCCTGTCTCGAAGATGCCGAGGTGGATATGAGCGATTTACTTTGGCTCAGGCGGATGGATATTGCTTCGCAGTTTCGTTCCCTTTGGAACGTCCACGCCAGGCACCGGAGCAATAACGTGCGGCGGCGGCGGTTGCACATACCGCTTGTGGTCCATCGGGATTCGCTTAATCTCGTACTTCCCGTCTTTCGGGGGGTCGTTTCGGTTCGACGGTGCCGTGGCTGTAGTAGTTTGAGCTGCGGCGGTCGCGACACACGCAAGAAGTAAAAGGGTTTTTCCGATCATCGGCGTTTTCCTCTACGCCGAGAATACCAACAAGAACGCCGAGGTGGATATGAAAGCAAATGAAAAACTAGCAGACGCGATTTACGAAAAGCTTTTTAGCGACGTGGCCTACATTGCAAAAAGGCCCGGCCAGCAACCGGAAGCCGACATGCTAACCAAGATTATGCGGCACATCTACACCGAGAAAATCATGGAAGTTCTAGATGAATACCTACCGCCGCACCGCACGATTCAATTCACTTGGGGCGGGAGCCAGAGCCAGTCCTACACCGTAAGCATTAAGTTCAACCTGCCCGGCATAACGCCGATCTACGAACCGATTATTTTTCCCTTGAAGTCCTGCCACGATGCGCAGCAAACGACCTTCCGCCTCAACAAGATGCTGCAGCGTTGGATGCCTGACCTGCTCGCCGAAGGCGCCGAACTGCCGGAGAGGAATCACTGTCTCTATCCGAAGCCAGAGGAAAAACCCGAACCATCCCCGGTCGTCGAAGCTCTCCATCTAGCCGTCAGGTACGGGGGAATCGACGGAGCCCACCATAAAACGTGGGTTATCGACCAAATGGTCCGCATCCTTGCCGGGAATAACTACGACGCCATCGTGACCGCCGCCAAGGCTGGCGAAGACGGACCCGACACTTACGGGTGGGATGAAGGGATAGCGCCATGAAATACGTTTTGCACTGACGAAAGGGAGTGCCCCGCCACCCCTGCAGATGGCGAGGCACTAGGCACGCAACCAACGGACGAGGAGTACGAAGGCAGCGGCAAAACCAGCAAACCACGGAAATAAATGAGTTGCAACCGATAGACACCGCATTACCAAAGTTTCCTTTACATCATGCTTGCATGAAGAGAGAATGACGCCATGAATGACCTTACACTTGGACCTTGGCAGTTCGACAGCAATACCAGAACCATCTACGGCACACCCCGATACGGCACGATCGAGCAGACTGCGGCCAACGCTGAATTTCAAGGAGCCGACTGCAATTCGCTGAATGAGGTTTGCAAGGTTCACCGCGTTAGCGTCTCCGAGTTTTGGCTAGGCCATACGCACTACCCAATGAAGGTTGATGTTGTTGAGTTCTTTCGACGACGATCTCAGGCCAACGCCAACCTCATCGTGGCCGCGCCGGATCTACTGCAAGCGCTAAAAGATTTTGTTTCTATCACCGAGGGCGATGGGGCCGTGAAAATGGCTGCCATTACTGCAATCAAAAAGGCGGAAGGAACCCTATGAGGCGTTTAGCTGTCGCCGTTATTGGAGTTAGCACCCTGCTGGCGGCCGAAGTCGCGCACAAGGGAATCAAGCCCGGCGACTGCCTGACATGGGCTCAGCACGCTATGGCGCCACCGACCAAGGCGACCATTGCCGGCTGGAATGCATGGCTGGTCGAGAAGCAAAAGACCCATCCCGGTTACACGCCGAAGACTCACCCAAGGGTGAAGTGGGACTGGGAGCCGATCGCATGCCCCGCTGAAACCGCGCCGCCTACGCCACTGGTTGAATTGATTTCTGACTTCCCTATAAGCCAGTTCTCGCGCAACGTTACGTTTATCCCGTTCGCCAGCCCTTTGCTGCCAATCGACATCGTGCCGGTTCAGCCGGGATTCCTCGAAACCGAGGACTCACCCGAAATTCCCGGCATAGAAACCGACCAGGTCGGTCAAAACGAGGACTACCCGCTCGAAACGGGTGATTTTGGAGAGCTAGGGGGTGTAGGAGGCTTTGGGGGGTACGGAGGTACCACCGGAGGCGGATCGACGCCGCCACCAGCCTCCAGCGTTCCCGAACCGGCATCCCTGCTGCTCCTTGGAACCGGTCTTTTAACTTTGGCAGCATGGAGGAGACGATGATAAAGCGCCTTTGGTTCCGTTTCATCAACTGGCTCACCGATTCGGGGTGCTATGACTAATTCGGTCAATTTCCTTGAGAGGACTAGCTACGGGGAGCAATCTCCATCCGCTCCGTCTCCCGGTGCCGCGCTTCAAAGTGCTCCGCCAGTTCCACCCGGTTCAGAATCATGGCAGGACGAATGCGAAAGGATGTTTCCTTCATATCCGAACCCACCCGCTTCGCCATTGGGCCCCGCTCCAAAAGACCAACCTTCAACAGAATTTCCAGATTGTCACGAACCGCCCGTTCCTTGATGCCCAGGCGGTCAGAGAGTTCAGCTACAGGGAGCATACGAAATGCAGTCAGATCGAAGAGGCACATGAGTTCGAGGAAGAAGCGGAGAGCGCCTTCGTGGACCTCGGATCGTTTTGTCAGAGTTCGCAGGGCCAGCAATGAAAGCATAGAGGTAGTAAATCATGCGCTGTAACGGTAAAATAGAGGCACATCACAAAGAGCCGTGGAGGGCTCTATCTATGACCGACCTGCGCAAACAGGACGTTGTGCCCCTTCCTCAAAACATACCATACGGATTCTGCCACTGCGGGTGCGGTCAAAAAACAAAGATCGCGACAATCACACAGCGCCGCCGACACGTTCGCAGGGGCGAGCCTATGCGCTATCTCTCGGGCCACGGGACCACGCATGAACGCCCTGCCATCACCCAACCCGTTGATCCTTCAATTCGCTACATAGCTTTGACTCAAGGACAAGTCGCGATTATAGACACGCATTTATACGACTGGCTGATGGGATATCGATGGTGTGCTCGGTGGCACAAGTCCACGCGAAGTTTTTACTCAATCCGAGGAGAAAGGGTTGACGGGAAGCAGCGCACCGTCATAATGTCGCGCCAGATCACCGGACTAGAGCGGGGCGACAAGCGCATCGCAGACCACCACAACCATGACACCCTCGATTACACCGGAAACAATTTGCGGGTTGTCAACGCCACGCAAAGCGCGTGCAATCTACGTAAGCGCCGCGATAACACCTCTGGATTGAAAGGCACTTCTTGGAACAAGCAGTGGCAGAAATGGGGAGCTTCCATTTGCCATCAGGGAAAACAGCGGTTTTTGGGGTACCGCAATACACGAGAAGAAGCTCATCAACTTTACCGAACAGCCGCCGCCGAATTACATAAGGAGTTTGCCTGCTATGAGTGACTTCGTCGATCTGGACCGCATTTTACAAACTACCGCTCCTAACGCGCTGGACCACGTACGACCATGGGTAGAGGATCAGTGGGCAGCTCAGGAAGCCCTCAACGAGTTTTACGCCAAGCTCGGCATGAAACCGCCCAAACATGTGTGGGCTAAAAGCCCCCGCGTCATTCATGAGGCGATCGAGATGCTGCGGCGGATTCACGCCGGTCAGAGGCATAACGCGATCGAGGCGCTGGTTCCCTACAATGAAGACACCCTGTTTCGCGAGTCTCAGAAGACGTTGCTCGAAGCAATTATCGACAAAGACCTCACGGTCACCATGGGAGCATCTCTCTCTCGCCAATTTCCATATCGAAAGCCGTGGGATCTCGGCCGCCTGCCTGGGTTTCTCGAACACGCCTTGCAGCCACAAAATTTAGGTCGCCACACTGCGCCGGCGGGCTGGTCGGACGTGTGCCTGTACTCTGCAGGGCTATCCTCGGTGACCCTGCAAACGCAGACATTCTGCGTGCTTCCCTATAAAGCACTCGCATGGATGTGCTCTCCAGGGCAAAAGACAGAGAGTGCCGACGCTACCGTTTGGGCGTGGGCGGATGGCTACACGGTCGTCATCCCGAACGAAGACTCAAGGGACGACGAAGACAAAGAAATTGAAGCTCCAAAAAATCCCCTATTGGAGCAGATCAACAAGAAGCTTTTGGAGGGGTCACATGAGTAGTCTCGCACAGCGTCTCGTCAACCACCACGTCGTCGCCGTCTACAGCCTCTACAGCACGCCGGAGAAACGCTTTGTGGGTCTACTTGCACGGGCTGGTGCCATGTGGCGTGTACGGATTCTCGGCGTAATTTTTCCAGAGTTCCACCCGCACGTCATTCGTGAGTGTCGAAAGCAGGCTGGCTATGATTCGACGATTGAGTAAGCCGATCGCAAAGGTTAGCCCGAAGAAACGCGCCCGGTCGGGCAAGCCAGGCAAGTGCGGGATTATTCGCTTATACGGGAAGGCAAAAACCGCTCTACGCCGAGAATGCTACGCGAGAGACAACGAACGCTGCGTCGTCTGCAAGGCGTGGTTACCGTTTGAGGGTTCACTAATGACCAGGATGCACATGGCCCACATCATCGGGCTCGGTCGTGGCGGAAGTGACGTTATCTCCAACGTAGAGACTAGATGCTACCAGCACCACATTATCGACCAGCACACCCCAAAAGTCGTACCACCCAAAGGAGATCCTCGATGAACCTTGCAACCCCTCTACTCGCCGTCTTTCTAGTTGTTTCGCAAGGCAGCAATGTCGTCGTTCCACTAACCCGCACTGACATAATGCGCATCGATATTGCATCGAACGACGTCTCGAAAGCACAACGATGGCTGACAATGCTGCAGGAGACCCACGCCGATCCGAAGAAGATCGCAGGGGCGGCGGCTAATTTGGCTGGTCTTCAGCGAGAACTCTACGACCTCGAGTACCAGACAATACAACAACTCCGCCCCAAGCGCCTCCCGCAGCCAGAGTGCGAGGGCATCCGCGCCTGGTTCTCCCCTGATGGCAAGTTTCACGAGGAATTGCGCCACAACCCAAAGGGCTACATCGGCCACATCGAAGGTAAAAACGCAATCTACGAAAAGGGTTTTTTGGACTGCCACAGCGAGTAAAACCAGCAGAAAAACGAAGCCACTCAATTTGTCGGCAAAATTCTGCAAGCCATAGGGAGGGTAAGCAATGACAGAGCAATTCGCAGAGAGATTCGCAACACTAAAGGCCGCAGCAGAATCCGGCAAACGCGCTGAGACAGACTACGGTCAGAGTTTCATCCGCCGCAACTTCGATATAGCAAAGTTTGAAGACGCGGCCACTCCTGACGCAATCTTGGAACTTTTGTCCGCATACGAGGAGTTAGAAGCTGCAAGTAAGTGGATACCAGCCAAAGAGTTTGAGCGTGGATGGAGGACTGCAACAAGGAGTGCCGCCGCAATCGACCCTTGGAAAGAACATCTTGCAGGCAATCCAATTGCCGCCAAGCTAACAAATCCGGGGCAGTGCGTTGAAGTAAAAAACAAGCTCATTCTTTCGCAAGCGTGTCCTGCCCCTACCGTAGTAGAAGAAGATGCCCAAGAAATAACTAAGGAGATATTCAAACATGGACTTACTTAGCATGACTGGAAGTGTATTGTTCGCCGCCGCAGTAGGGACCATAAAAGATTTGGTCGTCGCTGCAGTAAAAGCCGGTGCCAACCTGCGCGGTGCCAACCTGAGCGGTGCCTACCTGTGCGGTGCCAACCTGAGCGGTGCCTACCTGTGCGGTGCCAACCTGAGCGGTGCCAACCTGAGCGGTGCCAACCTGAGCGGTGCCAACCTGAGCGGTGCCAACCTGAGCGGTGCCAACCTGAGCGGTGCCAACCTGAGCGGT